GGTCCTGTGATCGAGAACGGGGTGTACGTCGGCCCTGTGATGCTAATCGGACTGTACTCCGGCCCTGTGATGCTGAATGGACTGTATTCTGGTCCTGTAATCGAGAACGGAGTATACGTCGGCCCTGTGATGCTAATCGGACTGTACTCCGGCCCTGTGATCGAGAACGGAGAATAACTCGGTCCTGTAATGCTGAACGGACTGTATTCTGGTCCTGTGATCGAGAACGGGGTGTAAGTAGGCCCTGTAATTGAGAACGGAGAATAGCTCGGTCCTGTGATCGAGAACGGAGAATAACTCGGTCCTGTGATCGAGAACGGACTATAACTTGGCCCACTGATGCTGAACGGACTGTAGCTTGGCCCACTGATGCTAAACGGACTGTAGCTTGGCCCAGCAATGGTGATAGGGCTGAATTGAGGCCCCGTTACCGAGATTGGCGTAATCTCTGGCACAACCAAACTGATTGGAGTAAGCGTAGGCAAAACTATGCTTATACTGATGACTGTGGGGATCGGTGGGTCGATCTGAATTATTGACGGGATCGTAATGTCGGTTTGACCAGTGGTGCCACTTATGCAGGGCAACACAATTGGCGGCGTGGTTAACGTCGTTTCAGGGGTTGTAATGTCCGGTGTCACAAACGGCGGTATTACAATCTCTGGAATCGGGACCGTGAACAACTCAGGCTTGTCGGCTTTCGGCGGCTCCTCTGGGTTGGTTCGCTCGATAGGCGTCTGAACTACCTCGCATTTGTTGTTCGAGACGGTTACTACGGGATCGATTGTGGCATTAGGCGGGTATCTGTGTTCTCCAGATTGTTCCGAAGTTGTAAAGTTGCCGTCGCCGAAGTCTATTCTAAAACTAGTGAAGTTACCCTGTACATCGACATCGTACCTTGCCAGCGTGCCTGTGCAATTATCGCTTCCTTCTTCCACTATCTGGAAGTTAAAGGTTACATCTGGGCACTCATGATCATCGATGCAATCCGGCTCGTCAGCTAGGTTCCTGATCTTGAAATCGATGGTTTCCGGGTCTTCTGACAAGTTCTTGCCAACGAACTCCTCGATGTTCAAAACCGCCTGAACGATTTGATTATGGTGTTCGGCTATAACATAGCCTCTAACGATACTACCCCTTCCAGCAGCGTTGAATTGTGTCTTTTTGCCCCCCAGGTTTCTAGCACACCGTTTGAGCTTAAAGACCTTGCCAAAGCCATTTTTTTCTACAGCATCATAGTAGAATAGTTCGCCGTTTAGGTTGGCAAACCCGTTGTCCGCCCATTGCTCCGAAGCATCAGCGTTCACCGGTACAACCTGAATTTCTTCGGCCCACGGCTGATTGTCGGCAGCTAGTTCTGCCTCCGCTGTGTTGTGAACGAGAAATAGGGTTCTGTCGGAGTCCAACGCTAAAGGAAATACTGGTAGCGGCGGATAACCTATTGGCATTCTTTTCCTCTTAACCTGTTACTTTCTATTTACCCTCCCTGTGACCTATTTCAGAAGACTCCCATTATCCACTGAGTTCCACTAGGTCTGCCGCCCATGTTGGTGAAAGTTAATTCTTGTGCGTTGAACTTCACGAAAGCATTGGGGCTATAGTCAAAGCTCAGGTATACAACCTTGTCGCTGTCTGAAGTACCCAGGAGCGTGTTAGCAGGGTTATCAAAACCACTTGTGGTCACGTCCTGTACCGAACGGAACGAGACCGAATTTGAACTAGGACCACCAGTTTCCCAGACACCAGCGGAGTCGTTGTAGGCAGATATGCTTCCAGAATTACCGAAGAAGTAGACGCCATTGGATAGCGGGATCAACTGTCCTTCCACCCTTACAGGACCGCTCATATCTGGGAGCTTCTTCAAAGCTAAGAATGGATCACCTGTTGTTCCCTCTGTTCTGTAGAAGTTTTTGATCTTAAAGAAGCTGCCTACATTGTCGTTTCTCAAGAAGTACCCTACATTATCCTTCCAGGCCGACCGATAGACTGCAAACCTGCCAGCCAATGGCTCGCCAGACCCATCGTATCCCAGCGTCCCTACCGGGTGATTCTGTAACTCGTTTGCACCGTTTTTGTAGAAGGCTAGCGAAATGAGATCGGTCGAGAACACATTAGATGCTAAATCTAGTCTGCCGATTTTCTGTAGGGATTCGTTTGTGAACGGCGTCGGAGTATCATCAGAACCTAGTACAAAATAAGCCTTTTCGCCCGAACTAAGGAATACCCAATTCCAGGGGCGAGTAATAGTAACAGGGAAGTCGCCCGGATCGGAGTACAGGTCTGTAAAACCGTTGTACTCACTCGTCTTGATCGTTTGTGATGCAAGCGAGCCGCCACTGGCCCAAAACAAATACGCTGACCCGCCACTGCCAGAAGGTGTAGTGCCTCTGGGAGTGAAGCCGGTATTTCTCTCAAATTCCCTCTTTGCCGCTGTCTCGTTATGTGTTCCTGTTAGGAATGCATTACTTTTGACCACCGGCAATCCCGCTACCGACTTCTTGAAAGTCTCACTTAGCAGGCCAAACTCGTAAGAGGTCACGGTCAAGGCATCAGACCCATAGAGCCACAACCACATGTTGTTGCGTTCAATGACATCTATTGCGTCTTCATAGGTTGTAATTCTGTATGCACCCAATTGCGTATCCACTCTCAACACCAGATCGTAGATACCACCAATGCTGTATCCGGCCCTCGCCGTAGGCAGGTTTTGGTGTTCTAGATCATCGGCGAGATTCCAAGTATATTCGATAATGGGGTCTACCGAACTGAAATCTTCCAGTAACTCACCACCATACGATCTGCCTGTAGCCGGATTGAAACTGGAATTGTCTTCTGGGTCTTCGGCACCCACCCGCATGTCGATGAATGCATTGGCTGCCGACCTGATTCTAGGCGGCGTTGTGTAGGGACCACCGGATGGTGAGCCAGGAGTAATTATCTGCCCCGACCTAGAAATGAAGTTGATTACCGCCTCATCTGGTGCTGGAATCCTTGCGTTAATCAAATCTTCAAATAGCACGGAGTCCTCACCATATTGATTTCTCACCGTGAGTTTTACACTGTACTTCCCTGGGACGGTATAAGTCTTCTTTAACGTGCCTCCGTCTATGTCGATGACGCTTACATTGGTTTCGCTGATTGGGACTACGTTAGTAACTGATATGGTTGAGAGCGTGCAGATGCACGATGCTCCCGAAATAATCGAAATCCCAGAGACGGTAGATATGATCGATATGGCAGAGCATGTGTGATCCTCGAAGTCCCAGATGAACGTGACATCAGAGCCATTGCCGGTTCTGAATGCTTGCTCTGTGAATTCAACTTCTAATGGGATTAGGCCAACTCTTTTGTTGACCGAGAACCACGCTTTTGGCGTGAGTACCAGCTTGCGGAGGAAGTTGATTCTGCCCTCGATGGTTTCACCAAGCGGTTTTGTGTCTACTGTGCCTTTTACGCCAAGAAACTTCTGGATCGCTATGACGGCATCCTTCAAATAGTTATGGTGTTGGGCCATCACGTTCTGGGTTACATTTGTAGCCCGTTTTGGCTTTACTACATCTGGGAAGCCCACCAAGAGTTCTAGTTTCTCAAAGGTGTTGACCGCTCCTTTGGCTCCGTAATAAAACGTGATCGCTCTCTGATCGATGTGGCTACACTGTTCGGTGAGAGTGATGATTCCAGTAGGCGGGTACTTCAGAAAAACATCTGCATCGCCATCCACCGTTATCTTGGCATCTCCTGGGTTGTAGTCTTCTGCCAGTACCAGCCGGAGCGAATCGTGGACGAGAAATAGATTGTCGTCTGAATCAAACTTGGTTGGAAATTCACTTGGTTTGGGTATAGTCATATTTCTCCTAGACGACCTTGATTGGCGGGGTGTTTAAGAACACACGCTTTAGCTGCTGGTTCGCAAATACGATCAGCAACGATGGCTCGTACCCATTGACATTAGGGCTTGGGTAAGAGTAGGTAGTGGTGTGTATGTTTGGGTCGGTCACACTCAAGTTGGTGCCGTCATCGAACACCCAATACCTTTGGAAGATGTCTCCATCGGTTTGGTCTACGAACCTGTATACCGCTGGCTGCTTGCCTTCGGCCATAGCCGACTCTACCGAATAGCCCCTCCCTTGCGAATCTTCGTCGCCACTAATTTTCTCCACATAGAAGAAAGGTATGTTTTCATCTTCTGAAATCTTCACATAGTTGCTTTTCACCGCTATCCCTTGGGCACCAGTGCTGGTGATGATGTTCAACTTGATCGTATAGAAACCCTTTTGAGGGTATGCATGAGTTGGGTTCCTCTCGATTGAGGTTGTGCCGTCTCCAAAATCCCATAGAAAACGAATGACATCCCCTCCTGAGAAGTTTTGGAATCTCACCTTCAGGCCGGGCGGTCCTTTCAAGGGGAACCCACGAAAAATAGGCTTTGGTGCGAGGAATCTACTTTCCAAATTTTTCAACATGCCATTCAGGGATAGCGGGTCTGGGAAATCCTTCAGCCCTATGTTGTGTTCTATATTGAGCAATGCATCTTTCAAGGCATTATGGTGTTCTGCCATTACAGAATTGGCTACATAGCCCCCCGCAGGCCACGAGTTTTGTCTAGAACCAGCGAAGCCCCGAATCAATTCACCGAATACGTTCCCAGCCTTCTTGCCGTAGTACACAAGCTCGGCCATTCCAGGGACGCCGCTCTTGGGGCCAATACGGAGAAGGCCGTTGGGAGGAAACCCAGAAGCATCTTCAACAACTATATTCTTGGCGTTGTAGGTCATGCTCTGCTTGAGCGTGGTTTCGGCATTGTTGCGGGCTTCGTACAACGTCTCTTTGTCATCAAGGGTTTGCGGGTAGATCGACAAATCCCCAGCGACATACCCACTGTCTAGACTTGAAACTCTAGTTGGCATTTCTTTCCTTATCTACCGTACTAAGGGTCAGCGGCTCTTCCGGCAGCGGGGTAAGAGCTTTCTGTTGTTGGGGCCTTTCCCTCGCTGCTGTTAATGCCCTGTTTTGAATTTCGGCTATCATTCCGACGATTTCTCTCTTCACAGGGGCATCATCGTTGAGAGTCAAAATGGTTTCGACCAAATCAAGATCGGGGCGGAATCCCAAGATACTGCTCAACCTGAACTTATGTTTGAACTTCTCGTTCCAGTATTCCTTCTGCGATTCCAGGTCATCGAAGGGCTTGATTTCCTCCTTTTTCTCCAAGGATTTGAATGCCTCAACGAAGAACAATGCTTCCTCTTGTGCATACTTGAGCCGCACTTCTAGATTATGTATGTTCTTCTGTATCGAGTCTTTCTTGCGATTGACTTGACGTAACTTGATTTCTTTTTCTCGCTGATATAGTTCGTCGTCGGGCGGCTCTATTCCAAAAGCACTAGGCTTGCCGTGGAGTCGTGCTTCTTCAATTCCTGCCAGTTCTAGTTGGTCCTTTTGTTCGTCTAATTCCAACAAAATGGCTTCTATAGCATCTTTCCTAGAGGATATTTCTCGAACACATCTCCAGAGTTTGGATTGGTGGGTAGGCTCCTTGTTAATGACGAAGTATTTGAGTTGAAAGAAGCTGTGTCTATCCACAGGGTCTAGCTTGAGGACTTCATCTATTTTCTGAAGGGCTACTACAGGGGTAACAGGTACTATTTCAGAGATTGACATTTTATTCCCTTTCAAAGATAATGCGGCATCCTAGTAGAGTTAGAGGAGGTTGAAATGTCTGTTCTACGAGGCAAGCGGTGCTATCTATCTGGCCCTATTGAGCATGGGGCCGGTCATAACTGGCGTGATCTACCTAGAAAAGTGCTAGTAGAAGAGTTCGGGGTAGATTTGTTCGACCCGTTCGCCGACCCCAAGCAGCAATGGGCTGCCGATCTATACAAGGCCAGGGAGAGCAAGGACTACGAGACGATGGCGAGGATCGCCAGGGCTTTCGTCCGTAAAGACTTATGTATGGTTGATAGAAGCGACTTTATCATCGCAAATCTACCATATCCTGTACCGACGACCGGAACGCACCACGAGATCATCAATAGCAGTAACGCTAAGAAGCCGACTTTGCTGGTTTGCGAGCAGGGGAAAGAATACATCCCGCTGTGGTACTACGGTTTCATCCCTCATGAGTCCATGTTCGACTCATGGGAACAACTGTTTTCGTACCTGTGGGATGTGAATGCGGGTAAATATCGGGGTGTATACGACCGATGGGACTACGTTTATGGCTTGGTGTAATCCAGCCAGAAGTTGTTCACCTTCATTCTGAATGCCTTCTCCAGTGAGGAGCCGCCCACTAGGGTCATGTCCTCGAACTGTAGAAGATAGACGGGGTGTTGGACCGCCTCTAGCTTCAGCCCAACAAACTCCCATTCCTCTAATAGTTTCTTCTTGCTGTCGTATACTTGAAGATAGCAGACTTCACATAGGTCCATTGACTTCGTAAAGTCTTCAGATGGTCTGATAAAGAGCAGTTTCAGGTGTTTGGAGCCGTCCTCTTCCACGAATATAATCTCTGGGGTTAGCAGTGTGTTCTTGATTATCTCTTTGCCACGTAGCGTTTCGCCTCGGAAGTACCATTTAACCGTCGCAGTGTCTATGGGCCACATCATATCTTAGCACCTAGTATTCCTTTGAAGTTACACCCCTTATCTACTGCGTTTAGTGCCCAAAACAGTCTTGAGATTTCCATTGGGTTGTCGCTGAAGTCTCCAATCTCTTTGAAGGTTTTCTGATGGATCGTAAACCCATTCAGCGTACTATCTACAATATTGCCATAGATTCTAATTGGTTTTCCCTGGTAATCGTAGTCGGTCACGATTGGGAAAAGGATGTCCTTTTCGCCTTTCACGAAGTACATCAATTTCTTGTGGATGTCCTTCCGTATCAGACTTCCCTCCATGAGCAGTATGTTCCACCCCTTGAACCCTTTCTTGATGCCTACGTTAATAAGAGAGGTTACGGTAGCTTTGCCCTTGACTACATTTGGGCAGACCGTCTTGATTTCATCTATATCAATCTTGGCAGTCTTGTCAGGAACCGCACACGTAACATGTTTGGTTGGGTAATGATTTCTCAGACCAGCAGCCGTAGAGCGAATTAGCCCGAAGTTGTGATCTGGAGATACAATCACAAACCCGAAGTCGGGTTCTAGATTTGGCATTTTGTACTTCCTATCAGTACAGCCTGTCGTAATCCACCTTGATAATGTCGGCTGCGTTGAGCGTTCTATTAACCGTGAATCTGCCGTTTGCAGCATCTTCGGTATAGGTCGTCAGAATCCAAGTGCCATCCGGTCCTGTGTGTGGAGGAACATAAACCGAATCGGTCTGGCTTAGGCGTATGCCGTTTACGTAGACACGAAGAGTGCCTTCGACGTAGGGTGTGGCAATACTGTTCACCTTGTAGGTGCTGTCAGTTTCGAGAACCGGATCGCCATCGTAAAAATGTTGGTGTGCGGCAGTCGATGGGAATGTTGTTATCGCTCTCACCTTATTGGGACTGACGAACTGCCATTTTATAGTATCTGAAGGTTCTAATTCAACCTGTTCATCAATAAAATTCACCGTGGTCGTGGAAGGAAGGTCTGCATCTACAGTCAGTCTCAAAGCCGTGGCTTCGTCCGAGATCAGCGAGAGCTTGTCTCGTTCGCTTTGAAGCATTCTCACATAATCCACTCCCAGGTATAAGCCATCTGTATGGGCACCGATGTTGTGAGCGGCTTCGTCTATAGCTGTGGCCTTCAGATCGCCATCATCCTCGATAGATTGTGCAAGTCTGTTAGCCAGTGTTCCTTGTGTTCCTACAGATTCCTTTAGAATCTGCAACGCTATGTCAACCGCCGCATTGATTAACTCGGTTCTATCGATGATGTTCTTTAGCGGCAGGTTGTCGTATTCTACATGGTAAGGCTGAAGGCCCTGGTAGAAAACTTCTGGTATTAGCTCTATTTGCGGCATATCACTCCTTGTTTATCCTTCTGACGAGATCGTTCAGGTTATATAGGTCATAGGATAGCAAGGTTTCCCAATCAGTTTTCACCAGTTGCGCCTTCTGATCGTCCGTTTTGGAGTTTTTGGCAGCCCAATCAAGTATGTGTGCCCACTCCGCACCGTAACTTCCCAGAAGTTCTTCGTCCTTTTCTATGTCACGCATGAATTGATAGACAAGCGAGGAACCAGCCGAGTTTCTTACAGAATGGTTGATGTTGGTCATCTCGACGTTTTGCTTGGACTTGTCATCAGTGTGGTTAATCATGCCTGCATATCCGAGGGGAATGACCAACCTATCGAAACCGGGTTTCTGCTGGGCGGCAAACTTATAGTTGCCTGCGTAGTGCGTACACTTATCCGACTCGCCGTTCTTCGGAACCTGGATGCCGATAACTTCTAGAAAGTCGTCTTTTTTGAGAGGTTCCTTGGCGAACAGGCCAGAACCAGCGTTCGGGATAGTAGATTCCTTGATGTAAAACCTAGTATCGGTTTCTTCTACCAGCATCATGATACAAGCACTTCCTCATCTTTTTTGATGTCTCGTAGTAGAATGATGGCAACAGCACAAGAACTAGATTCTTCGTCGTAAACAATTTGAGCGTTGGGTGTTTGGCCTTTTTTAGTTACCCGTATCACGTTTCCCCAGCCTGCCGGAATCAGGAGGTACTTAAACGTGTTGTCTGGCTTGGTTGTGAAACGACGAACCGACTTGGTGCATTTATCGGCTGCGGTGCCCCGTCCGATGAGCGTGCCCACGACCTCAAAGAAGTCGCCCTCCTTGAGATCGGCGGTTGCAAATAAACCGCCAGTGTCTTTTGTGTAGAACCTGCCGTCATCTTCAGAGACAACAGGGTTTCTGAAGGGCTGTTTTTCTATCTGCCCATCCCTCAGTGCCAAAACTATTTCGCCCAGGGAAATCTCCCTTCCCATGAACTCGGAAAAAGATTTGGTGAAGTGATTTTGCAGACTGCCTTCCACGCCCTTCTTCACAAACTCGCTTTGGTTGCTGCGAACGGCAGCCCCTATGATGTAGGACGGGTCGATGTACCAGTCAAACGGTGTATCGTCTACCCATATCGCTTTGCAGACCGTACCTTCCTCGGTCTGGTACTCTTTGATCTCTACCTTTGCCTTCATTCTTCTTACCGTTCCTCAAAACCTACCAAAATCTAACAGTGATAGATTTTGCGTTTGATTCTCATTTCTACGACGACCACCTGCCGTCGAACTGACGGTATTTCTCAAATTACACGCAGCATTCAAGTCCCGATCCATCTCAAGACCGCAGCCGCACTTGTAGGTTATCAGAAGGTTGTTGTCTCTGTCATAGACGACAAAAACCACAGACTATTAAAGTAAACCTTCCATATTTGTCTGCACGAGGACTCTTCTCTCACCAGCTTAGCGTGCTTGGATTTCCTCCTGCTATTCTTAATCATGTCGCAAAGCCTGAAGTAACTATGTACATCGAGCTTTATATTCAGCCGCTCCTTGGCTCGGTTAGCTACATGGAGTAGCCTACTTCTCATCCAGTTGATGTTGTCTCTTTTCATATCTTCCTAATGGTGTGATAGACATCGATGTATTGCATACCGACTTCAATCAGATATGCATCGCCGTCTACCATAATTCTTGAATGGATTGTTGTAATTAGATCAAAGTCCCAGGTTTCAAGCAGATTGCCGGTTCCATCGTAGAGACTAGCAGTAGCATAACCATCGCAGACATAGGCGAAGTTATCTTTGCAAGTTTGGGCTTCGTTGTCCTTCAGAAAGTACATCTTGAATAAAATGATGTTCCTTTCTTTTGACGGTCTCTCCTCGAACTTGACATGCATCGCCGGGCAGATTTCTTTACCGTACTTGTCGTGTGCATCGAAATACCATCTAAACTTACGATGGCACATGATTCCTTCTAGTGGTCCCATCTCTCTAAATCCTTTGTTGTTTTAACCAATCAATCCGTTAGACAAAACTCAGCCTCCAATTCCAAGTGATCTGCATGAGAGATGTTTTGTTGAGATCAGCGAAGGTAGCCATGCTGTACAAATCGTTATTGGACATCTGCAAAGCTATTTCGTTAAGGACAAACCCATTTACCTCATCGAAGTCAATGACGGAGGTAAACACAACCTGTGATGGTATCTGAGCGTCTATATTGGACACCACCGGTTTTGTTAGAATGGTGGGACCGAATAGGCCGCTTCTATCTGCGTTCACGTACTTGGGAACGCCGCCAGTAGTGCCATTGTTGCCAAACAACATTCTACAGATGAAGAAATCGTAAGTATCGCCTATTTCGTTGGCTAGACTGGCTGCGAGGGCCTCACATCCCGTTTTTAGAACCGTGTTGTGGAACTCGAACCGTTCCTCCCTACCATCCTTGTACCTCACGATTATCTCTACATCGCCTCTCGGCTTCAAGCATTCTTTGATATTGTCGTTGTTCATTTCTCTTCCTTCCAGTTAATCGAGAATGTGATGGATTCCTTCTGCCCTATGTTGTCTACAAACTGGTCGTTGTTTGCGGCGTTAAGGGTAGATGCCATTGCCATCATTGACATGCCAGTTTCGGTAACGACCTCAATCACATCGTTGCCTCTTCTATCTATGAATTCAAAAGTGTGTCCTGGCGTATATGGAGATTCTCGCTCAGGTATGGTTGCTCCTAATTTTTCAAAGTGTAGGATGCTGTAGGTTACAGCCGTTCCAGCAACCGTCCAATACTTTTGTGGACCAGATAAGGTGATCGTAGTGCCATCTATGTCCTCGATGGCGAAATAGTCGGTGTCTATCACCACAAGGTAGTTTTCTTTGAACCTGTCATTCTCTAGCGGTGTCGCTGGAGGATTCTGTCCATTGACTATAGGCAGGCCGGTTTCATGGTTAGCAACAGTTAACAAGGTAAGGCCCTTGTAGTGCAAATAGCCTATCTGATTGTCTACAACCCGCTGATAGACCGTCACGGTGATACCGCCACTAGTAGGGCCATCGTAGGCGTCGATGTAAAATTGATCGGTCTCACTTTCTACAAATCCGCTTACCTTATATTGTTGGTCAATAGGCGTCCCAATGAGAGCGTAATACCCAGGCTCCATTAGATTGCGTATGTCGCCCACCGTCGATGATGCCCCTCTGACTAGTATTGGGTTGGCAATCTCTACTCGGCCACGCTTGTGTATGGTTAGCTTGCCAGTGGTGCTACTCGCCTGAACCGAAGGAGTGGCGGCGTTATCGAGCAATTCATACTCAAGGTCGCTCATGTTGCTGGTGGGCAAAGTGTTCGACGGATCGTATAGCGAAACGCTACCGTCCGGCAGGACATCCAGAATATCATAAGTGCCTGTAATCGGAGAAATGAAATCTATCTTCCAAGGACCACCTGAGTAGCCGCCGTTGTCGATATCCCATTGTGATTTGGTGCCAAGCAAACCAAAATTGACCTCCTCATCTGAGAGTTTGGCTATGTTGTCTCTAGTGACACTAGCCGACACCTTCTTTAACTTTTCATTAGAGAGCCTGAAGTTAAAGGATGTTTGGTTGATTGGCTCGGAAACAGAGCCGATTATGTCGGCGTGATGCAGTTTCACGTTCTTTATAGAATACTCGCCAGCGTGAGGATGTGCCCCTAGTATTTCAAGGAAAGTAAGACTAGGATTGCTCTTGTCGATGGCTATGTGGCTCAGTTTTACATCGGGCGAAAACAGGACTATAGAATCGTTTTTGGCCGTGCCACTTGCTGAGGACACCGCAGTTGTGCTGTTAGCCAGGGCATTTCTCTTAATTAGCGATGGGTCATCATGGAACGCCATGTCTCTATTGAATATCATTTGTGCATTGCCAGAAATGGTAAGGTCTTCCTGGTGATACTTAATGTACGCCTCTATCTGTTCGACCGGCGACTGGATGAAATCGTGGAAACCGCCTTGGAACGTGATTGTGTGTAATACGGCATGGAATGGAGTGAATTCTTCAAGTATTTCCATAGCCTCCAACAGCCTATCGTTGGATAGTTCGCTGATTTCAATGACGACGTTGTACTTGCTACTAAGGCAGGCACTACATGCGTCCAAGAAATCTCGGTCGATGTCGCAGGGATTATAAGAGTCTCGTTTACTGCCGTTGTACTCTTCCATGTTGTAAACATTCTCGGAGTACGGGAACTCGGTCCTTATCTTGCCGTAGATAATAGGGTCGTAGTGAGGGTGTCGATCTGGTACAAGGGTATCGAACATCGGGTCGTCTTCCTCGATTACCCTTACATTCCAATTCTTCAATGGATAGGCTATCTCTCGCTCGTCCCGTTGATCCATCAGCGGCAACGCCCTGATATAATCTTCTTTTTGTTGCTCAGGGGCACTTGGTACATTGATTATTTCGTACACCACCCTGATGCCATCGCCTTCTTCAAGCTCTATGGGGTCAATTGAGAGTTGGTCTCCAACCCACGTCATAGTTGGCACACCGCTCACCATAGCAATGCTGACATAATCACTGGTTAGTTGTTGCCAGTTTTCATCATCTATGCCCCTGTAGTAAAGCTCGAAGTTGTTGACATCGATTGGAAGTATTGGTGTCTTGGACAGAATAAATTCACCACTGTCTTCGACTGTGAAGTGTTCCTGGTAAGTATAAGGAGACACCAATTGCCACAAGCGAACAAATTTGGTCAAGACCATACCGGCTTGAGCCATAGCCTCCTTCAAACCATCTAGTGTGCCCTTTTTTTTGAAGAGAGGCACGGCCCTCTTTATTTGCCTCCTCCACAAAGTAGGGTCGCTAGATCGCAATTTTAGGCCGAAGAGGTTGCTTAGAAATGGTATCAATGACTCGTGTGTGGAGTTGGCATCTAGCAAATCCTGCATTTGATTTGCCATGTCCTCCACAAACGTGAAGCCTTTGGCTACGGACAAATTGAGTTCCTGTAGTACCTCTGGTGTTAAATCGTTGTCGGAAATGTAGTTCTTGAACATTTCCGGCAGGTATCTTTCTTGTAGTGTTGGATACTTTTTTGGATTCGTGTAATGGGTGGGGATACTGGTTGTTAGCTGCGTGCTACCGAAGAGCATGAAGCGTCGGTGGGCCGAGAGTTTCTGTCCTCCTACTAGCGGCGTCCATGTCCAGCAAACGAAATAGTCTCCCTCTCGCATCCCGACCGGATTCCACTCAAGCTCGAAGACTCCGTATTGAGGATTTCCATCAGCATCTTCTGGTATGTTTGTTATCAGGGCATTCGGTATGTCTGTGGAAAGCCAAGCTGGGAAATCATCGGCTCCAAAGGTTGCCACTGCTCTAGCATCGCTATAGTTGAAATCCGTTGTCTTTACAGAGGCATCGATTTCTTTTTGGATCAACTCAACCTCGGCCAAATTTTCCGCTGTTGGATCGTCGCAGTATTCTTTTTTTGCCTTCTCTAGTTTCTCGACCAGTTCGCTATCTTCTATTCGTTCGATGTAAGAGAATTGGTTGTTGGTAAAGAAACTTCTTGCTACGTAGAATATCTGCACCTTGTCAACCTTATAGGGGTTGGCAAGAAAGCATCCATCCTCGTCTGGAGTCAGCACATCTATGACAACCTTATCGGCTATAGTTGGCGACTCGTCTAGTCTCTTAATTCCCATCGTTTTCCTTTACACGTACAGGAAGGATATTGTGACATCGCCCGGCCTGATGATTTCGTAGAATCTAGTTGTTACCACATCCCCTGAATTATCTGGGTTACTGGTAACAAAAGTTGTCTCGACCGAGTTGATTTCCTTGATGTCGGATATCTCTTTTATCAAGTTGGTGTTTTTCAAGTCCTGATTGTATTCCCAATTGTTCAGCGAGAAAAATCTATTGATTCTCCTCAAGATGTTCTCTCGATATTCAAGTTCAAATTTCCTGTAGAACTTGTCCAGGGTCAAATCTACCATAACATCTACTTCTAACACCACGCCGTCTCTGATACAGATGAAATCTGTTAGCATCTTTTTTTTGTCCAACTCTTCGTTGAGCTTTATTTTGAGTTCGTTGGATGCTCTTGCCAATTTGTCAGCACCTTCTCTTGCTAAAATATAGATGTCTACTATGTTGCCTGCACAGCCATGATTTCTCAACACAGCCGTTGACTTGCCGATTTGCCCGCTGTACGGCGTAGCAAATTGGTCCGCCAAGGTCTTGTAATCTCCTCCTGACACAGCCCTGTTTTGGGTTCTCAACCAAAGTGGTAGTTTCCTTCTGATATCTTCGATGTTATCGCCGTCGTAGCCGAATTCGCCTCTGGTATAGTTCCTAAAAGTCACAGGGATGGAGAACTTCTTTCCAGGGACTTCTACCTGTCTTTGCGTTTCGATAAAGCCGGTAACGATATTGCCAAGAGTACCACCGCCGACTCTATATTGCACTTGGATTCTGGACCCTGGTGCCGGGATTAGACCGGCCCGATTGTTACCAAAGATCACGAAAGCCCGCCATTCTGAATCAAACTCTATGCGAAACTCCCTTCTCGGCTGGCTGTCGGTGAAGTAATCAACCTTGTCCCACATGATGCCATCTACTTGTACTTTCACCGAGTCCCAAATAACCGGCATTTTCGATAGCTGAATTGTCTGACTGACCGCTCCCGATCCTGTGAAAGTATCAAGGAAGGTGCGACCCTCCAGGCCGATGATACTTTGATTGATGGAGGCCCCAGCAGGAAGGATGATGTCTTCGCCGAATCTCGGTTGGTTTTCTGAATCCGCTGGGAACAGTTCTATGGCCGTGGCCGTTTGTTCGGAAACTATGTCAATTACAACTGGCGTCTCTATCACCAAATCCGTGTTTTGAGGATTGGTAATGATAGCGGTCCACATTGATCTGCCAGCAATCGGCGGTTGCGGGCTGAAGCCAACTAGTCTTGCTAGTCTAAAGGCATTCTCTACCTCGGTGACAGTATCGATGAACAACTCGTTTACAATCTGGTCCATTTTGAACGATAGAGTATCGGCCAGAAATGCCCAATTCTCTATGAGCATCACAGCAATCGAAGACTCCACGAGATCGTTGAATGTGTTTGGTATGATAGTACCAGTTGGGCCGAACCGTTCCTTGGTAAAATCAACCAGTCTACTCTTCAACGACCAGAAATCCTGATTCGTGTAGTTAAGGTTGAATACTTTCTGTGCAGGCGGTAGTTCCGCCTTTGCATATGGTGTTATCTCAATAGGACAATTTTCTGGCATTATTAACCTCCGACCGGTGCAGATTGATCGATTGATAGGTTGATGTTACCGGCCAATGGTACTTCAAGTGTTAGAACCTGCACTTCCTTTATGTTTTCAGGGTCCACAAACTGTATCTTGATGAACAGGATGTGTTCTTTGGCACCCTCTTCATTCGGATTTAGATCATCATCGTCATCGGCAAATCCGACCTCTAGTTGTTGGACCGTTACCCTCGGTTCCCATGTTCTGATAGAGTCGATAATCATCTGCCTTGCCAGTCCAATTAACGTCTCGTCGTTCTGCTCGAACATGAGTTTTCTGAGGGGAGTACCGAACCCAGGAAGCATTACCCGTTCGCCTGGGTTTGTCAGCAACAACACCAGTAGATCGGATTTGATCTGTTGGACTCCGTTCTGAGTCCTCAGAAGACCCCTTGGGTCTCTAACAATCGGATATGGACATCCAAAGAATTTTTCCTTCATCTATATCCTTAGCAAGCTGGCATTGGCGGACACTTGTGGAACGGAATTAGCTGCATAATGCTTGCACATGCCGAATCCGGCGAGGCACTTACGAATACTCTATCGCTAATTGTGATGCCTTTTGGCGACAAACACAGCACAGGCCACACGCAGGCGGAACAGCCGCCAGTGGGTGTTTTACATCTAGGGTCAAGCTCCGTTCCAGCGATCAGGGCTATGATTTCGTCGGCAATGAACATATGATTCTTAGCCATGTTGACGTAAATCTGTTCCGTGATCTCGAAGTAACTGTCTGTCACATATACTATTTTGTTCGACGGGTTCTGTTCCAGGTCGCCAACTATAGTAAAGTGGTTGTCGTATGTCATGCATATGTAGTCTCCACCCACCTTCAAAAATACGTACCCTGGACCGGTTGGCACTTCTTGGAACCGCATAATGTGCGGTCCACGTTCTTCATTATCATAGTGAGGACAGAATATCATTATGTGCTGTTGCTCGGTGTTCTGTTGGTTGAAGTCATCTTGCATAGTTATCATTAGACCGTAACCAGTCCTGATGCGAACGTAACCCTTCTTGGCCTTATTGATCGGTAAACCGCCTTCTCTACGGCAAGGGGCACACTGTTCGTTCTCTTCGTCAACCATGTCAATCGTGTGGTTGCTGGTACTCTGTAGGTGGATGCCACGCTTTTCGCCAGCGACGTTCGGCGGGCAACCAGGGCAGTCCTCGATGCCTACTGTGTGGTCATTTAGTTCGATCTTGTTGCCGTTGGCACTGATGATCCTGATGTAGTTTTCTTCGCCACGAAGTTGAGTCCTTTCCTCCTTGTCATTCATTTCTATACGGTGCCCGGTTGCCGAAACCCAAGCGGTTTTTCCAAGGAATAAATCGGTGCAGCCAAAATCGAACGGCCTCATAGCCCTCATCCAATCTGGTTCGCCCTTCGGCTCTTCTACCGAATCGTCCATCCAGAAAGTGTGGCCTGAAACAGACATGAACTGAATACCGCTTTGGCAGAGTTCGCATTTGTTGTTCTGTGGCGTTTGCGGGCCTCTATAAAGCCTGCACTCGTTCTCGTGCTTGAAGTAGGGATTGGCACACTTCGGCTTCTCGCAAACTCCTTGTTCGCATTTATCAGCTTCTTCGTCCTTCTCAGGGCACTTGCTTAGATCGCCCCCACCACAAGCACACTGAGGGTGTGCCCACTGACCACAAGGCCGCAGGTGGTCGTCTTTCATGATGATGATATTGCCGGTCGCCGATTGCCATTCTCCTCTGGCCCATCGGTGTTTGCACTTCGGATCGCCATCTACCAATTTGAAGTGGTGCTTACCTACGGTCTTAAAACCATAGATGTGGGGGTTGGTGATCTTGTCCTGGGCATCTGGGTCATCCTCGAAATCGGCTATCGAAGTGATGTCAAAACCGTTGTAGTTTTCGGTATTCCATTGCGGTAACACCTGAGAGCCGTCATTTGGACCAACCAGATAACCCTTCCTTCTGCCTTCATGAAGTTCGTAGTATTCTTGAATGGGGTAACCCCAATTGTGATCCCCGTCTGGTCCTCTATTTCTATGCCAAGTGGTCCCAACATAGAATGGGGTTGCACGAGAGCCGTTCTCGAACAGGATGCACAAAGTAGAACCGGCAGGCGGAACCCAATTCGAGCCGCTGTCATCGAAACCGCCAAGAACAGAAATGGCATCACACCAAGGCAATGCCTTGATGGGCGTATCCTTAGTGTGGAATAACGGGCTGAAGAATCGGACCCGGTTTTGCTTCCAGGGGTCTATAGTGTCGATGCATAGGGCCGTGAACAAGCCAAATTGGGTCTCAGCCTGGGGTTGTATCTTCCACCGCTTATTGGTTTCAGATACCACCATCTTTCTCATGTCATAGCCGAGTTCGGCAAACCTTTCTTCTATGACCATGAGACGCTCATTCAGTTCTGCAACTTGGTCAAGTATACTATCAGCCATATTGTTATCCTTAGCATGTATTGTTGAGTTGGAATGTACTTCCAGAGCCAGGACCGCCCAAACGAAGTCCAGCGTCTATATCCACGCCTGGAGTTGCCAGGAATAGATTCAGTGTTGTGACGTAGGAACCCTCTTTAATAGAGTGGCTCACTCCTTTGACCATCCATGATTTATTACTCAATACCTCATTGCATTGAGGTTCGGCAAGCCACTCGCAAAATCCTGCGGTGCCTCCACCTACTAGACGGAAAGGGTTAATGACCACGATAGCACAGGTGGTTCCTACAATCAGCTTCAAATCAACAAATGACTGATATGGGTTGCCTTGTATCTTGAGTTCTGCATTGATGGGTTGAAGGCCCTCTGTGTTCACAGAATTAGCCCTGTCGTGTGCGTTTTGTCCTTGTGCCTGTTGAGCAGCGGCATCCTCACCGAAGGTGTTTCTAGCCTGATCGGTGACTGCAATACTTTGCTGGATACCGGCTGTACTTGTTGGCCCGCCTTGTACATTGCATCTACGTACTTGAGCTTGGGTTCTACCTGTTACAGCAGCACCGGAGTTACCGCCACGAGACATCTTGCCGAAGGCAGCAGGCCAGTTGATGTTTGGGTTGAAACTAATGACGTTGCTAAATCTACCACCGTTCACAATGAAAGTGCCTAGCGTGTGGGCACATGCTTTGCTTTCATTGCATCCCGGCATTAAGTCTTCCCAAAAGATAACGGTTGGCGTATATCCAGATGCCCCAAATAGTAACAAACCTGCGTTCGCCGTGTTGTCTATAGTCGGCATGATTCCTTTGTTGCCATCCGTTTTGAAAGGTTCGATCCACTTTTGGACACATGCGAGCTTGTTCTGGTTGTCGCACTTCCAAGCCTGACTTGGGTTGGGCTGGAACTCCCATGTGCTGAGTGAACCGTCTGGGTTCTTGCGGAAGAATTCGGTGATGAAACGAGGCTCTCTATCGTTCATAAAACTTTGTATGGCCTGCTTCAACGGCATCGGGTTGCTATCTGTACCAACAGTTTCATCCTCTCTAGCAGTGAATACCGTTTGCATACCGTCAACAGCCGTGATCGTGTACTTTACAATGCCGGAAGAGAAAGCTACGTCGATGTTAAGTGGTAACAATGTAACGATAGGAGAAGGATAGACCTGTGGACCCCCTCTACAAAAGTCCTTGATCCATCCCCATTGGCATTGAAGAATGGTGTCGGCGGTGGTGCGTTCGATACATTTGTTGATCTTGTCCACGAACTTGTTGAAGGCACCACCTTCCTCGTCTACTATTTCGATGGTTGCTTTGTGACCATTCGATGTACCATACTCGAAACTCTTGACAATAGCTGTGTGCGGGCTACCAGGAAATGACTGATTGCCTACAGTTATCATCATGCCATCGTTGCTTGCAAATCTGACTACCACCCACGGACCTACTACGTGCCCATTAACCGGAAAGTTGACGGGTTCACATTCAAAGTTTGCAGCACATCCAGCTAATAGTGGCATGGTCTCCTTTATCCAAAGCTAAACATAGTCGAGGGAACTTTAACGGTGATACCGACCTTGAAATCAAAGATATCCTTGATATTGTTGGCCTCCATAATCAACCACCAAAAATCAACTGTGCCATATGCCAGTTGTGATACCTTGTCTGGACGATACTCGTAGCCAGCCGTGATCTCCATGTACTTATCGGCAGCAGAGTCCCTAAGCACCTTCTTCTTGTAGGTTTTGAAGGTGGTTTTGTGTTGGTCGCCATAGTAAATCACACTAGAGTCGGCATACCGACTGGTTACTGTGACCAAATCCCTGGTTCTTATATCACTCAGCAGTATTTTGTTCGCCATACTATCCTCCAGTTCTCAAGATTCTGTTTTGTCCAGGTAGATCGAAACTCGTGTAGACTACTTCCCACGTCGTATCCACATCGAACTTGTACGGGGTAAATAGGTTTTCGTCCCACGGTACATCGGTCGGAAACTTAACTGAGTATTGTTTCAGAATTACACACAACTCGTCGTCAGCAAGCAACCTGCCGCATTTGATCCTACAGATAGGAGGAGGTAAATAAGGCACACCGGCTGCTCCGTTTCTTGGATAGCAAGCACTAGCCAAAGCCCTTAATTTCTGTAGGTTCTCGGCGGCGTCGAATTGGTCTACGATGAAGAAGTGAAACTGAACCGATATAGACCGGTTCTCAGAGTGCGAGTAAGTCTTCATAGGAAAAGACCTACCGATAATAGTTTCGTCGTTGTACAACGCACTCTTTGAATCACTAATGTCGGGTAGATTATTTATGATTATGTTGCCATATCCTGGTACGAAAACGTAACATTGCGGGATATTGATTAACCCACCGCCAGGAATTGTTGCCTTGGGCATTTCTAATCACACTCCTTATGTGCCTGGGTTCAATACGTTCTTGTTGGCGTTACCGTTGTATCTACCGAACTGCCAATTGCCGTAATCAGATGGGTTCTTTGGCGATAGGGTTTGTGTTCTAGTAGAACCAGCCATCATATTGCCAGTATCGCCGGATGCCTCGCTTGGCTGGAATAGAGCAACAAGCTCTTGCAGATCGTCGTGGATGGTGGACAACATCTCAAGTTGTCGCTCATTTAGATTAGCTATGACCGCCAAATCTTTGTTACCACCGCTAACATCGGCACCAGCCTGTTCGCTTGCATACTGTTCCTGCATCCTTTCATGTTCATCTACAAGCGAGGTTGCCCTTGCCTGTACCGGCTCTGAAAGTTGCGGGTTGACTGGTTGACCAGTCACAACCGCACCTGCTGCTGGCACGTTGCGTGGTCCGAACAGTGCCGGTTCCTCTGGGGTAACCTCTACTGGAGCGAGAGGTATATTTACTCTCGTCCTGCCAGTTGCTTGTTGTGTTGCCCTCTGATCGGCCATAGCTGCATTTGCCGCTTGTTGCTCGGCACCCATTGTCTGGGCCGTTTCAGCCGCAGCAGCTTGTCCGGCTTGATTCTGTACTTGGGCTTCAGGAGCTTCTGCCTGAACAGGGATAGCGGCGATCTGTTCGGTGATCTGAGTAGCTATGTCTTGGATGATAGCCGGAATAGCCGAAACCGATTGACTTACCTGGGTGATTGCAGGGGGTATAGCACACACACTGCCTTGTACGTCGGCAGTCATGTTAGTAGCATCAGCTATGGCGGATGTAGTTTGAGCAGTTAGAGCAGCACGCTCGCTCTTCTCCTTGGCTACAGCCGCACCAGACGATAGAGGCTGACCGGTAGCGGCAGCCGCCATCTGTTGCGGAACTATATTTACACGCTCTGGACCCTTCTCGCCGACCATGATTAGTCTTGGGTTGTTGACTAGGAATTCACCACCTTCAGCATGAGCAGGAATTGGAAAGGTGGTAGTCGGAGCCTGTCCAAGCATGGCCGCTGTTTTTTGAGCCGTTCTAGCTTGTAGATTGGCTACAGCTTGATCGTTAGCCGCCCTCTGGTTGGCTACAGCTTGATTTTTAGCCGCCCTGTGGTTGGCGATTATCTGTTCATAAGCAGTAGGTGCGACAGGCCCAGCAGGACGTGCCATGTTAGCTTGTGCTTGTGCTTGTGCTATAGCAGTGTCAAAGGCAGCCCTGTTATTCACATCGGTCTGAACTTGTATGTCCCTTTGAGCTTGAGCCAAAGGATTTAGTTGACTTGCCAACGGAGCGGTCGCCTGCGGACCTTGAGCATGACCTAATTGAGCTAGAATGCCATCTTCGGTATAACCCTTCTGTAGCAGGGCTTGTCTGGTAGCTTCATCTACATTTGCCTGCGGACGATAGTTATAACTCGCACCTGCCTGCCTGATCGCTTCCTCGCCAGCCGACATTGGGGTTTGGTTGGCCTGACCGCCTTGCTGTGCCAATTGTGCATACTGTGCATCCCCACCCTGCTGAATGGTCTGTTGTAGCGTTTGATTCAACGCCTGTTGCTGTTGCTGTTGCTGTAAAACCTGCTGTTGCTGCGTGGCCTGCTGGACCTGTTGCTGTAGGTTCTGCTGGGCCTGCTGAGCTTGTTGTACGGCTTGACCTGTCTGGTTTGCCTGCTCTGCCAACTGGTTACTTTGTGTAGAAATACCAGTCAGCGTATCCCATAGTCTGGTAATAAAGCTCTCGGACCTAGTTTTCGTGATTTTCATGTTGTCAGTGACAACATGATTGGAGTCGAATGCTCCAGTCCTGGCATTCTTACTGATGTTGGTAACAGTCTGGGCCAACTTGCTATTAGCCTTGGCACCTAGCTGTTCGGTTTCTCTGGCAGTTCTCTCAACTTCTCTCTGGGCTGTAACAACACTATCCATACTTTGCATGTTGCTGGCCTGATTGACCAACGAGGTTGCAACGGTACTGGCAGCTTGAGAAACTATTTGCCGGGTAGGTGAATTCGGGCCTTGCAGAGAAGCCGTCAACTGGCCGGTGACGTTTCCGGCCTGCTGAACAGCGGCAGGAGGCACAGCCTGAGCCGCAGTCACAGGTAGAGGCTGATTCAAGATGCCAGCAGTCTTTTGTGCTGTAGCATTTTGTAGGTTAGTCACAGCCTGATTGTTAGCCGTGTGCTGGTTAGCAATCATCTGCTCATATGCATTTGTCTGAGTGCTGGCCGCAAGAGCCGCTTGTTGCCGTGCAGATGTCATGGCCGCATCGAACCGTGCCCTGTTGTTTACATCCTGCTGAACTTGCATGTTTCTCTGTGCTTGTGCCAGAGGGTTCAACATGTTAGATAGCGGCGGCTGTCCTCCAGTTGACGTCGGTACTGCCGTTGGTGTGCCAGCGTTGTAAAGCTGGGTACCTGGGTTGACCGTGCCCGGTCTCTGGAATTGGAGGTTAGCCAAAGTAGCAGCAGAAGCCATTGGCATAGCTGGAGGCGTTGGCACCGCTGGAGTAGTTGCTGCGGCAGGTGTAGCCGCTGGAAGCGGTTGGCCTAACATAGCAGCCGTTCTCTGTGCGGTTCCAGCTTGTAGATTGGCTACAGCTTGATTTTTAGCCGCCCTGTGGTTGGCGATCATCTGTTCATAAGCACTCGTCTGGGTGCTTACAGGCTGGCCCTGTTGCGGAGCGAAACCACGAGTGGCGGTTGATGGAACCATGTTGGCCGAAATTTGACTCAATAGGATTCCCTGATCCTGAGTGGCCTGCATTGCAGCTACATCATTCCAAGTTCTCACCGGGGCAGGTGCCGGTGTAGTACCCGCCATTTGTTGTGCTGGTGGAACTGGCTGTCCCAACATGGCCGCTGTTCTCTGAACAGTCCCGGCTTGTAGATTGACTACAGCCTGATCGTTTCTAGCGTGTTGCCCGGCAATCAGTTGTTCGTACTGATTGGTCTGAGTGCTAGCTGCTGCCCTCGAAACTGCTGTCGGAGCGGCCAAAACTGGCAGTCTAACCGAAGTCGCTGGAGCAAACTCTACGGCGGACGTAGTAGCACCATACACACCAGGAACGGTCGGAGCAGTTGCGGCCTGGGCAGCGGGTGCCGGGGCAGGCACAACAACATTCTGTTGAACCTGTGCCGGGGCTGCTACAGCCGTAGGCATCATGCCTCGTTGTTGTAGAGCCTGTGTCATCGGTCCAGCCGGGGTCTGAACTACTTGCTGTGGAGCCTGAACCGCCTGCTGCGGGGCAGGTGTAACAGCCTGCGGTATCATGTCCCTCTGTTGTAGAGCTTGAGAAAGTGGACCGGTTGGTGCCGGGGCAGTCTGGACCGCTCGTTGTGCCGCCATTGGGCCTGGAGGGATTACACCCTGAATACTAGGCGTTTGCATATAGACGCTGCCAGGAACTACGCCCGATCCAGCAACCGGTATAGTTTGAACCGCCGCAGTAGCAGGTGCAGTTGCTTCTACATTCTCAATCTTAAGCTTTTCGGCTACGATTTCTTCGACCTTGAGCTTTTCAACTTCCATGAGTTCGAGGGCCATTTTCTCGGCCTCCTCAACAGCACTCATGTCTGCTGCTTCCGCTGCACCCGCTACCGTGGCCTCCTTGATGGCGGTTTCACCGCCTACACCAGATGCAGTTACTCCGATCTTCTTGAGACCCTCTGCGGCTGCCGCTGTTACTTGATCGCCTTCTTCGAGGGATGCATCAAAGGCAGTCTTGGCAACCTTTAGTTCCGTGCCAATAGCCATAGCCTCTTTTGGCAGGTTCAAATCGAATGCACCAAGGTTAAGAGCCTTAACCTCTTCGAGCATTGGATTGATGGCGTCTGCCATGCCCTTGATACCTTCAAACTCGCCACTCTTGAATCTCTCCATTACCTCGGCGAGTGTCTCGAAGACATGGACCAAGTTATCCATGACATCGGCAAGGACTTGCATCTTGTCGGCTGCGGCTTGTACTTCCTCGGTCTTAGGCAGACCATCTCTGATCGGTGTTAGAATTCCACCACCAATGGCTTCTGCCATTCCTCTAAACCAATAACCGAACCGACGGACTTCCCAACGCTGATCCCACCACCAGCCACGATTCATTCTCTCCATTGCCTTGGCGAGTGTGTCCAAAACAGTTGGCAGAAGTGTCAGTACATTCTGTAGGGCTTCTAGCTTGCTTACCTGAGCCGTAATGTCTTCTGCGGATGGTAGCGGTATAATCGGCTGGATGATGCCGGTATTGATCGTGGTGACTAGACCACCGAACCAATAAGTTACAACCGCCGTGTCCCATCTCATACCCCACCACCAACCCTGGTTGATTTGTTGCATGGTGGTTGCCAAATTAGCAAGGAACCCCGGCAAAGCCATCAACACATTGCTTACGGCGTCTAACGTCTCAACAATGGTGTTGATCTCCTCAGCCGGTGGGAATTGTCTGATCGGCTCTATGATGCCCATTCCAAGAGCAGTTGCTATGTCGGAGAAGAAAGTTGAGAACGAGCCAACCTGGAACTGTAGGCCCCACCACCAACCTTCGTTGATCTGTTTCATTCTTTCAGACAGCAGATTTAGGAAGACTGGTAGAATGTCTAGAACTTGCAGCATACCATCAAGCTGCTGGATGATGGTCATTAACTCGCCTGGTTGCGGGAAGGTTGTGCGAATCGGGATAATAATACCCTCGCCCAGACCTTTCGCTATACCAGTGAAGTATGCGGAGAACTCAGATACTCTGCTTGCCGTTTGGACAATGGAGGACTCGCCCCACCACCAACCGGTTAACATAATCATCAACTTAGTGCTGACGTAGTTGAGGAACTTGCTGAGGTTCTCAATGATCGTAGCCATTTCAGCAATTTGCTGGGCAACCGTCTGTATTTCCTGCGGGTTCGGGAAGAAGGCCCTAATCGGAGTGATAACGCCGTCTCTCAACAACATTGAGATGTTCATGAACCACTTGTTGAACACAGGCATCATCGCACTGATTCTGTGAGCCGGAACCTGACCAGTCCATCTATCGGCCTGCATAAGTGGGATGAGGCCGGTCATGATACTATCAAAGACTTTTGGTAGAGCTTCTAGAATCTTCGCCATTGCCACTACGGATTCAGCAACGCTCGTTACTTCCTGGTCGTTGGGCAGGTAAGCACGGATCGGAGTTATCACCCCGTCTCTCAAGAACTGAGCTAGGTTGAAGAAGAATGGTTGAAACTCATCGGCAGCGGCTAACAGTCTTTTGGACTTGGCTGGCTTCGGGAACCAACGAGTTCCTCTGTCGCTGACAACAGACAAGGTGCCCTCCAAGGCTGTCATCATCTTCGGGATTTCTTGTAGAATCTTCGCCATAGCCACTACAGAGGCGGCTACGCTGGTGACTTCTTGATCATTTGGCAGGTAGGCACGGATCGGAGTAACGATGCCATCACGCATGAACTGTGAGAGGCTTAGGAAGAATGGTTGATATTCCTTGGCAGCTTTTAGAATACGTTCGGACTTCTTTCTTTGCGGGAACCACCACGAGCCTCTATCGGAGATGTCTGATAGAACAGGGTCCAACGCCGCCATCATCTTTGGGATTTCAGTCAAAATGGTAGACATGGCGACTACGGACTGTGCAACATTTGTGACCTCCTGATCGTTAGGCAGGTAGGCACGGATCGGTGTGATAACTCCGTCACGCAAAAACTGAGCTAGACCGAAGAAGAAATCTTTGAACGGCGGCATAGCCTTCTGCATTCTTTCAGCAGGCGTCATTCGGCTCCAGAAGTCTCTGTGTGTTACCGTCCTTAGCACCGGGTCCAAAGCTGCGAACATCTTTGGAATCTCGGTCAATATAGTAGCCATCGCTACTACGGACTGTGCAACGCTCGTGACCTCTTGATCGTTAGGCAGGTAGGCACGAATTGGGGTAATGATACCATCACGCAGGAACCTAGACAGTTCTAGGAAGAACGGTTCAAACAATGGGATGGCTTCTCGAATCTTATCAGCCGGTGTCTTCTTGCTCCACCAACTTTTGTTAGTCATAACCGATAGTGTTGGGGTCATAGCATCCATCATTGGCGGAATGGCCTGGATAACCTTAGCCATAGCCTGTGCGGATGCGGCAGCCGACTCAAGTTCCTTGGCATCACCGAAATATGCCTGGATCGGGTTTACGATACCCATTCTCAAGAACCAAGCGATGGCCTGGAAGAAACTACTGAACTTGATGACGCCTTCGTATATTTTCTCGACCGGCGACTTCTTGAACCACCAACCTTCTCTCGTCAATGGGATAATGGACTTGGTTAGCGTATCCATTACGGTTGCTACCGAAGTCAGGACCGTTGCCATTGCGTTTGCCGTCGCCGCAGCAGGCTCTAGATTCTTAGCCTCACCGAAATTCATCATGATCGGCAGTACAATACCATCTCTCAGTAAGCCTGAAGTAGCCCAGAAGAATGCGGCGAATTTCGGCAGGTATTCTTTGATCTTGTCTGCTGGTGCTGCACTGAACCACCAACCACCGCTTACCAACGGGATGATCGAGTAGGTCAACACATCCATCATGGCGGCTACGGATTGTAGAACTACACCCATAGCCTTTGCAGTTTCAGCTACAGGAGCTAGGTCTTTGGCCTCTCCAAAGCTATGTGCAATTGGTTCTATGATGCCAGAGGCAATGAACGAAGACACCGACCAGAAGAAATCACCGAACTCATCTTTTGCCTCCAGTATTCTTTCTGCTGGCGAGTCGCTGAACCAACTTCCCTCGGTTAGTGGCACGATGGCGTATAGCATTGTGTCCATAACATCGCTAATGCTGGTCAACACAACAGACATTGCTTTTGCACTCTCGGCCACTTGCTTCAAGCCTGCGGCATCGCCGAATGTAGAAGCAATAGGTTTCACGATGCCAGTGCTGATAAAATTGCCCACAGCCCAGAAGAAGTTGCCAAACTCGTTAATGGCCTCACGGATATTTTCTACTGGCGAGTCAGTAAACCAACTGCCCTGGGTGAGCGGCACGATGGCACTCGTCATTACATTCATGACATCGGTGACAGCGGTTAGAATTTGAGACACACCCTGAATCATGGGTACGATCTCTTTAACGGCTTCGCCCGCACCGAAACTCTGTTGTACCACGTCTACGAGATTGGTAAAGAATGTACCGACCTCCTCGAAGGCATCGAGGAATACCGGCATACCTTCTTTCATGTCTTCTATTGGCGAGTCAGACCACAAGAAGCTCTTGGTGAGAGGAGGTATAGTTTGAGTTAGCTGGGTGATGATGTTGGTCGTAGCAGCAATGATTGAAGCTGCTCCCTGGATGACCGGCAAGATTTCTTTAGCAGCCTCGCCAGCACCAAAGTTCTCTTGCACTACTGCAACTAAGTTGGTGAAGAACGTACCCACTTCCCTGAAGGCTGCTAGGAAGATGGGCATACCTTCTTTCAAGTCTTTTACCGGTGAGCCGAACCACAAGAAGCCATTGGTCAAGCCGGGGATCACATCCGCCAGCGTAGTGACCATTGAGGTAGTGGCGGCGATGATTTGTGCGGCCCCTTGTATGATGGGGAGAATTTCTTTGACTGCCTCACCAGCGGTAAAGTTCTGTTGTACCACTTCGATGATGCCGCTGAAGAATGTACCTACTTGCTCGAAGGCGTCGAGGAAAGCAGGCATACCTTCTACAAGGTCTTCTACTGGAGAATAGAACCACAAGAAACCATCAGTCAACGCAGGAATGACATCGGCCAACTCTGTAACCATAGCTGCGGTTGCAGATAGAATCTGAGCGGCCCCTTGTACAATAGGAACTATCTCCTTGGCATTCTCGGCGGCGGCGAAGTTTTCCCTGACAACCATCATGATGTCTTTGAAAAGACCGCCGACCTTCTCAAAGCTCGCAAGAAATGGACCCACGGCTTTATCTAGGTCTTCTAGTGGCGAATCAAACCAGAGGTAACTGTCTGCAAGATGGGCTACTTTCTCGATCATGTCGGTCATGACCGCAGTTATAGTCATAAGAATTTTGCCTGCACCCTCAATTACAGGCACTATCTCTTTCACCGATTCAATTGGTCCGAAGCTCGACTGCACTACCTTGAGCAATTCTTTGAATAGGGTGCCGACCTTCTTGAAGCTCGACAAGAATGAAGGCATGGCCTCGTCCAAGTCTTCTAGCGGCGAATCAAACCACAAGAAACTATCTGCCATAGGAGTTACTTTATCGATCATATCTTGCATGACGGCAGTAACAGTCATAAGCACTTTGCCCGCACCCTGAATTTGCGGCACAAGGTCTGCCATGTCCCTGATCGTTCCAAAGTCGCTCTGTATTACTTCGATCAACTTTCTGAACATCTTGCCGACGTTCTTAAAGCTGGCAACGAATGGATCGATAGATTCTTCTAGGTCTTCTAGTGGCGAATCCCACCAGAGGAAACTCTGGGCCATAGGTGCAACATTATCGATCAAGTCGCTCATGACCGCTGTTACGGCCATTAAGACCTTCTGCATCTGTTGCACGCTCTTGACTATATCCTCGCCGCTCATCTCTCCAGTCGCTTCACGAAGCTCCGCTCCCATTGTGGCTACAGCAATAGCCAACTTTTTCATCTTCGGGATGATACTTTCCAGTTGACTTGCCCCCAGGCTCATGATCTGGCCAAGTAGACCCATAGAGCCAAGGCCAATCAGTTTGCCCGCATAAGAGGTTACAGCACTGGTAATTTGCCCAACTGCTTCAAATATGACCGCTACCTGTTTTGCCGTCTTTGCGACGGCAGCCGGGTCCATCTTGAGTTTTTTGATGAGCTTGTCGGACAGATTTATGATGGCTTGGGCTAATCTAATGATGCCATCTGTCATGCCATATAGAACCACGGCACCGATATACATGAATGGCGTTAGTATGGACAACAGGCTAATACCGACCAAAGCACCACCGGCAAGCAAAATAGCTCCTGTTATCTTCCCAGCAGCTATGAGAATGTCGGCAACTTGTTTTCCAACCACTGCTCCGTATTTAGGATCAAATCCTTTGCTCAGACCATTTGCTAAATTTATGATGGCAAGAGCTAGTTTGATGATGGCAGGTGTCAACAATAGAAGGGTAGCGGCACCCAGAAGCATATAGCCAACATACGGGTACAGCATACCAACGCCGGTTAGACCAGCGGCGGCTGCCACAACAGCACCGGAGATAAGTGCTGCAACACCGATCAATTCGCCGACTTTACGTGCCACTTCTAGGCCGGTCTTGAAGTCTACGCCGAGACCGGCACAGGCGTCAGCTATTTTGATGATGGCGACAGCCATCAAAATCATTGCAGGGGTTAGAACGGCTAGAGCCAGGGCACCAGCTATCAAGGCCGGTGCAATGAACTCTACTTGTGTCAAAGCATACCCAACGCCGGTCATGAGTGCGGCGTTGACCGTGACGGCACCCATCAACACAGCCATTGCACCCATGAGGGCTGCGATGTTTAGTGCGGCCTTCGCAGCCTTCTCGGCATCCATTCCACCGATGCCTAGTATTGCGTCGGTGACTTTGATGATGACCAAAGCCATAGCAACCAAGCCCACGGCTACTGCGGTTAGTGCCAACGCACCAAGAGCTAGTTGTGCAGCGAAACTGCCCATGCCCTTGATGTTCATTGCTGGGAACTTAAAGCCTTTAGGAGCCTTGCCGAGTGCTTGGCTCATTTGTTCGGCAGCAGCAGGAGCGGCTTTGGCGGCAACGGTACTAGAAGCAGCAATTGTAGATTGTGTGATGGCGGCAGATGCATTTTGAGTGGCGGCATTTGTGACCGCTGGAGTGATGGTTTTTGCTATCGTCGGGGCGGTGCTTTTGATGGCCTGTTGAGCGGCAGCGGGTGCCAGTGCGATGGCACCATCACCGACATTTGCAGCGGCCTTACCTGCTCCAGTGGCGGCGGCTCCTGCCCCACCCTTGAACATTCCTCCTAGTTTTCCAAACAAGCTAGTAAACAAACCACTTGGCATCATAGCGGCAGCCATTACGCCTGTGTGGAAGGCAATGATGCCCAAAGGCCCCATGAGAGCGGCAATGCCCATTATCATCTTGCCGCCCAGGGTTCTAGTGTACTCGTTGATCTTATTGAGGGTGTGTGCTATCTCGGCCATCGGGTCGAGCTTCTTGGCGGTCTCGACACCCAACTTCCTTTGTTCCTCGTTCATCTTTTCGAGGACTTCACGCATCTTGATGACATTGCCCGATGCCATTGCCTCCTCGATCTGAGGAGTAAAATCTACCTTACTTCCTGCTTCCTTGAGTTTTTTGGTGGTTAGGTTGAAGATTTGACCCATCATTTTGGCATCGCCGGTCACAGAGACGCCCATTTGTTCTAGGTCTTTCCTTATATCAGTAGACATCTTGCCGGTCATGTTCGCCATGACCGACGCCATATCACCGCCCTTCTTGGCAGCCTCATCAAACATGGTGAGGAATCTGAAGCCCTCGCCCATCACCAACTGCTGACGATCTCTTTCCAGTTTCAGTCTTTCTTGTGCTGTGAGGTTGCCATTCTCAAGCTCCTTATTGATATCCCACATTCGATCGCCGAACCCCTTGCTGGCCTCACGATAGGTTTCGATGACCTTCTTGATCTCATTGGCCTGCATACCATAGGCTTCACCTAGTTGCAGGTTGAGTCTCATCAATCTCTCTGGGTCTAGATTTTCAATTTCCTCCAAGGTGACGCCGAACCTACTCAGCATCATTTCCATACCCTGGGCCATATCCCTCATACCTTCACGGCTTTGAAGGATGATGCCTTGCTTCAATTGCCCTAGTTTGCCAACGGCGGCTGTTGCCCCGAATAGCAGGTTTTGGACCTGTGGGCTTGCCTTCATGAACAGTGTGTGGCTACTAGTAAGAGCAGAGTTAAGGTCATTCACCGCATCACCGACGTTGAATTTTTCGGCGATGGCATTCAACCTAATGAGGTTGGCTACGGACTGTGCTGTTGCTGTACCGGCGTGGTCTAGAACCTTTGCCAGTTCAGTTGCCTTCTTGACGGCACCTGCTAGTTTATCCCCGGTTATTCCAGTCCACCGAGCAACGTCTTGAACTTCTCTGCTGATTTGTGCTGATTGGTTCACAGAGAGCCTAAGATGCAAACTCCAATCGTACAGGGTCTCGGAGACGCCCTGCCCTTCCGCACCAATCATGGTTTCTAGGTTAAGACCAATTTTGGTCATAGTCAGAGCTTGCTTCCGACTCATGTTGCCTTTACGGAGGTTCTTTAGATATTCTTGCTGCATGGCGGTCAGATTTTGGCCGGTTTCACCAACAGTTTTTCCTAGATCAACAAACTGTCTTTGCAGGTCTTCTGTGGCTCTTGTCACCCCTTGGGTCTGGAAAGCTATAGCTCTAATTTGCTTTTGGTACTCTAGTTCCTCTTCGATGCCTCCGAAGATTGCTTTTTGAACCTCCATCCATGACTTAGCCATGATGTTGAAGGGGTCTAGGAGCATCTTCTTCCATTCAGCCCGCCAATCGTCGATCCCCTTGGAAAAACCTGCACCGATATCATCGGCAGCTTTCTTACCTTTCTTCTCGTCCGGAAGGTCTACGCCTACCTTCACCGGTTTACCACCGCCTCCTTCTGGGGCCACTCCTCCTGGTGGAGCAGGCGGCTTCGGTGGTGCGGGTGGAGCAGGTGCCTTTGGCCGGATCATTGCCGGGATCATCGCCTTGAGTTTGCCAAGGAGTGATGTAACTGGTTTGGTTGCCGCTGCTGGGGCTGGTGGAGTGGGCACAGGGGTAGCTACAGGCGGCACCGGCATAGCCACTGGAGAAGAGGCCATTGCTGTCTTGACACTTTTAATGGCTTCGGTTACACTCCTTATGCCACTTTCTATAGTTGGAGAAAGGACGGTGACTGTGCCCTTGACCCAAATTGACCCCTGTGTAGTTGCTTCTTTGGTTAGGAAGGCCAGCGTTTTCTCGACTGATCTACTAGTAGCATTCAGGTCCAATGTAGACCTGAGCATGTTTTTCTGAATATCCAGAAGACCAGCCAAGAGTTTGTCGGTCAGACCGCTTGCACCTGCTTCGATTGGCTGGGCAGCGGGCACAACTACCGTCACGTTAGTTGTTGAGGGCTTATCTCCACCCTGGGCTGCTTTGGCTGCTGCGATCTCTTCTAGAAGTGCCTTAGTGTCATCTACGGCCTTCTGGCCTTCTTTCATTTGCTCTTTGAAGTTCTCTTCGGACCTTTCAAGAATCTTCTGAATGTCGCCCAAGATTTCATTTCGTCTCGCATCGGTCGGAGTCTCTTCTTCCGGTCCTTTCGTTTCTGGCATGACCGTCTTGTTCGGGGCAGGAGCTTTGAGCAACGAACGCAGGAACTCTCGCATTTCTGCAATAGGCTGCGTGTTCTCTACTACCCTTCCTAATAGGTCTTCAATTTGTGCCATTTTTCTCCGTTACTCGATGCCCTGCTGTGGCTGTCCGACGACAGGGACCGTACCAACTGTTGGTACATTAGGTGCAGCAGTTGGAACTAAATTAGTGCCTGCTGATTCAATCTGAGGCTGCTGGGTATTTATGCCCTCGGCTTCCGGCTCTGGGCCTTCGGCTCGTGGATTTACCTGTCTCCTAAGCTGCTCTTGGATTACTCTCCTCATCTTTTCCACTTCGGCGGGATCAAAACTTCTGACCGTGGCGAGAGCATTGAGGACGTAATTAACGTCTAGGACTTTTAGCTGTCGAATTGACTGCCATTTATAGCTGCGAAATGCACTTACTATATATTGCTGTCCTGTGATATTTCGGTATGAAATACCCCCAAGTGACATCTTAGCAGTGTTCAACAGTTGCTTGATGACTGGAAACGTCAAGTAGTGCAAATTGACGCCACGAACCCGGTTCCCAGGTTGTACATCAGTTACCAAAACCATAGGAGAAGGATCGTGCATCCAGTTTTGGTAGGTGAACATTATGATCGCCCCACGACGCACCGTGTTGTTAAGAGGCGTCTGGCGACTGGCCGGTGTAAAGAGTTGTCCCACCGCAGCGGTTTGAGAGTTCGGGGCCTGCGGCGTTTGTGGCTGCGGTAGTGGTGGCATCTATCTCCATTACGGTATCCTAGAGAACGCCTTCGAGCTTACCTGGGTAGCGTAATCGGTTCCTGTAACCTTGAGAGCCACTCTACTTAGCGGATCATCCACACCATCGGCTTTATCGGCGTCGTTTTCTTTTTCGGCTTCGGCACTCTTGGCAAAGAAATTCTTGATCTCGGCAACCACTGCCTTAATTACAGCCTTGCCTGCCCGTTCCTCGTCGTACTTATCTTCGGAGATAAGGTCGTTGTACATTTCTTCTACGTCTAACGAATACGGCTCCCCGTAAGGATGAGTCTGAGACTCCTTCTGCACACGAAAAGCCATGCACTTTCCGACCTTGTAGACTCTAACGCCGTCAAAAGATAGACGTTTCTCAGAAGACCTAACGAAGATGTATGGATCGGACTCTTTCAAGTAATCAGTAACAACAAAACCATGCTGCTCTAGTATCTTTTGCACGATACCGAGTTGCCGTTTGGTTTCTCTGGTCTTCTTGTCAATGAACTCCCTGAAGGTCTTCTTTTTCTTGTGAGTCATTAGCACTGCCTCATAATTAGGTCGTGTGCCGAGTAAACGCATCTCTTCAGCACTTTCAAATCACTCGGATTGCCGTTGTAGGGCACTCCCTTGAACACAGCCCCGGCCAAAGACATCGAAGCCTCTTTGAGTGTCTGTAGACTAGCCGACAGGAACAAAGTGCCCTGCTTCCTCTCTAGGAACTCCAACTCTTCTTTCTCAGGTAAGCCGTCCTCGCCCTGCCGTCCGGTCTTCTTGACATAATGCAGACTTAGACCAAGCAGAGGAATTATCTCACCCTTGCCGTTTATCATGGCCTCGCTGTTGTCGGAAGCCTTAGTTCTGACCACCAGTTTGCCATCGGAGTAGGCCGTCCTCAGAGAGTTGGCTATATCCCAACCAAACCAGTAGATTGTCCCGTCTTCGTCAACAACGCTGATGATGAATGCTCTGGTCTCGAACTGCTTCGCTATCGATTCGACCACCACACGGCGTCGAAGGACATCTTTCTCTTCTGGGCTGCCGGACGTGAGCTTTTTTAGTTCCGGGGCCGACAGGTACTTCTTGGGGTCGTCTTCTTTCAGGGACCAGTCTCCCAACATTACGTCGCCCCACTGAGAATTGAATCGAGTGGAGATAAGGATAGCGAAGTCTTTCTCGTTGTAGATAAGGTCTTCCAGATTGGCTCCACTGCCGACTTGAACGCCGCCCATCAAGGCACAGACAAACTTGCGGTGTAAATCGCCCTTCAACGCTCCGTAACCAGCGAGCTTTAAGAAGATGGTGGACAGCATCGGCACCGTTTCTAGCGACGTGGTGATGTGGTTTACCAAAGAAGTAGCTGGATTGTTTCTATCAAGTTGATCCTTCAACATTGAACGTACTTCTTTGGAACACTTCAGCACATTGGCGTTCTCACGGATCAACTGGACGCTCCAATTATCTTCAACAAACTTGGTTTGGTAAGCATCTAGTTCTTTGTCACGAACCTGACTCAACAGACTCTTCAGTATGTTTACATCACCCTTAACTGACTCCTTGAGGTAGTTCTTCTTCCATACCTCAAAGTCTTTGGCCTGTGGCTCCTCGTCGGGCATATCTGGCGTAGCCGGGTCTTGGTTTACATCTACAGGTGCCGGTCCACCCTGGCCCATGTCGGGTGCGGGTTGAGCCGCTACATTGGGATCGCCGGGCATCGGGTTTCCGGCATTGGCTAGCCCTGAATCGCTAGCGGGCGGTCCACCAGCGGCAGGATCAGGTTGACCACCGGCAGCGGGTATGTCAGCCTCCTTTAGAGTTTTAAGCCAGTCCTGAATGATATAGTCTCTCATTTACTTGCCCTTCTTCGCTTGTTCGATGGCTTCTAACAAGGCTCGCTTGGAGCCGCCTTCGCCTATGTTGATGGTGTTGTTCTGGTGTGCCGCCAAATATCTTGGGAAAGTATCACGCTCTTTCAGCTTGATCCTGGTCATCAGATCGGCGACCTTCGCCATCTTGTCTGGGATGTCACTCTTGATCTTCACCAGATTCACCAACGCCTCTTTACTTGATGTAGTAGCATCACCGTCATTCAGGACCATGTTGGCGAAAGTTGATATGTATTCATCTAGCTCTTTGCGGTCGTCACGAAGGTTGCCCATGATCTCTGCATAGACCCCTAGAAGAGCGTCGTCGCTGATGAGGCGAGATAGTTCGCCACCCTCTTCTTGTTTCTGCGGGACCATGCCCACATTCATAGTTGGAAGTAGTTTTTCTAATTCCGGCGTCGAAAGTGGTGTCTTCTCCTCAATTTTGGTTTCTGCTCGGTCTTCTTTAGTCATAACATGATATATACGGTGACAACTAGGAATCTTAACCTTGTGGAGTGGCAATGCCGAATCAAAATGAAGCCTCGTATTACTCACAAGTGCAAGAATCCATCCAATCTATCTTCGAGTTGACTACGAGGGTTGATGAAAGGGTTCAACTCATGATGAAGAAACAAGAAGACCTAGAGGATAAGATCGATGCACAACTGAAAGAGATCAATGCCTTGGCAATCCGAGTGACGATGTTGGAGTCACGGAATGGTGCTGCCATGCAGAACGATGTAGAGAAGATGAAAGAATCGTTCCATCAGATGGAACTGAAGATGGCGGGTGTAGAGAAATCTACCGCCGCTTCCGAGAACCGGTGGAAGACTATAGGCGGGTTCGTTTTGCAGATTCTTTGGGTCTTGCTGGCGGCTTACTTGCTGTTCAAGTTGGGGCTTCAGGCACCAGCAGTACCCTAATTCTCATCCAAGAAAGGGATGAACGATTCGGGCGGCGAGAGCAACTCACAATTCACAACTGGCCCCGGTTTGTCACTCCCCTGGCAGAACGTGCTGAAGTCGGCATCGCCCCAATAGTCCGATTGGTACGCCATAAACGTATCTTCGTTCGTAACAGGCCAGTGAGGGCCAGGAATCGCCTGTTTCTGGTCGCCGTAATTGCCGGGCCGAACTGTTAGCCCGCAAACCGAACACCGGACTGCTTGAAACGTAGCCATATAACCTCCATCTCCATTCTAGTGCAAAAAGGCTCTGCGTAAAGTGGTTTTCCCCAAGCAGATCATAAATACCAACATGAACATTTCATTCAAGGATTGGCTTCGGGAACAAGAAGAAGCACCGGAGCACGGCTACAAAGTGAGAGGCAGTACCCTCTGGAGCCAAGGACAAGGCGGTGATGCCTACGACTACTGGCGTAATAGACAGAGAATTCGTCCCGGCCTAGACACCATGAACATTGCAACCGGTGCTTTATTCGGTGCTATTGATAAAGCTCGTGGCGGCAGTACGGAAGTGCCTAACTCTGGGATGTTCCAGCCTTTCTTCAGCGATTATGAGCTACAATCCAGCCGAAGTCAGAACTACTTTACTCTAGAAAAAGAAGAGACCGTTCAGGCCAGGGATGTCAACGAAGCCAAGCAGATGAGATTGGAGTTGCATCGAAAGATGAATGACTTCATGCGAGATCAATACCTGGGCAACTTTTCCGGCAGCGGTGGTAAACCCGCTTTCTGGAAAGAAGGTGAGTACAAACCAGTTCAGCCCAATGCAGCCGTGTTGTTGGCACACAAGCCGCCACACCATAACGAGTACGGCGATGAACAGGACTTAGGGAACGGGCAGTGGAAAATCGTGGCATACGGACAATACCGTTGGCCGAGAGACGACATCTTCTACGGCAATCAATTGAGCGATGCCTTGAACTTCGACAAGGTTGGTGCCCAATCTCAGGACACGGCAGGTCAAAGGAGAAATATAGGTGCCAATAGGTTCTAAAACTAGCAGGCGGCGTTCTAAATAGCACAGGAGCAGATATGAGTTTCAAATCATTCAAAGACTATGTGTTGCTGAAGGAAGGCGACAACCCTTCTGGAAGTGGCGAAAGTGGAGCCGACAAAGACTGGAAGAAGAAGTTCACCCAGATTGATCCAGGTTTCGTTCCACCCCCGAAACTACGTCCGATTATTGATGCATTCGTGAAGAGTGCCGAAGTAAAGATCATGGGCGACACCACTAAGGAAATGACGATGCCTAAGAAGAGTCTCTTCCTCACCGGAGGCTCTGTGCGTGACTTCCTCCGTGGCAAGTCTGTTAGAAAATACAGCTTGGTAACAAACGCCACTCCTGAACAAACCGCACAGATTTTACACTCCGCTGGCTTCAAGATGGCTGGGGATTGTCCGACTGAAAACCTCAAACTCACCTTTAAGCCAGAAGTGGCAAAGGAAGGTGACAAGCTCATCTGGAACTGCGGAGCCAAAGACAATAGCAAGGAGAAGAAGGCATACTCTATCAAGGCCACGGTCGAGGGCGAGGAGTTTGACATCAATACCATGAGACGTGACCCCAAGGTTTCGTTTGGCTCGGCTAACGCCGATTTCACCGATAACCCCAAGGATGACGCCCAAGGCCGTGACTTGACCATGAACGCAAATTACATCGAGTTGAGTAAATCGGACGGCCCCAACACTAAGTTATACGATCCAACCGAGACTGGGCACTACGACACAATGCAAGGTGTTATCAAGACAATCGGCGACCCAGAGCAGAAATTCAAGGAAGACAAGATTCGTGTCATGCGTGCCGTGAGACTGCATTGCCGCTATGGTAAGGGTCCAATGGACGAGAAGATCGAGAAAGCTATCGGCAGATTCCGTGACCTAGACGGCGTGCCAGGGGATCAGGTGAAAGAAGAGTTTCTCAAGGGTCTGCTACACCCAGATATCGATCCAAAGTGCTATATCAACATGTACAAGAAGACCGATCTACTCAAAAAGGTCTTCCCAGGACTCAAGTTCGATCCGCCTTCGGGCGTCCCGGTTGAGATTTCCGACAAGAAGGACAAAGCCCTTGCCTTGGCATGGTTGCTCCAACACAATCCTGTCGAAGCCGTCGAGAAGGCTCTAGCTGGTGATTACGAAGACGACAACGGCCAGATAAAAAAGTCGGGCTGGGGCGACGACGAAAAGAATGCCGTTTGCTTCCTGTTGAAGCTTAAGGAATTCGCACCAGAACATCTGCCGAAGATGATGGCTCAGCGAGAAGGAACCGGTCTATCCAAACAACAGATCGAAGATTGGGTAGATATGTTCAAGATCAAAGGCACAGAGAGAAACCGGAGACCTTGGTGGGCTAAACACGTCAAGAAGTTTGCCGGTTGGAGAAAGACCACGAAGTTCGATGACGCCGTAAAATCTGGTAAAGCCAAGGGCGATGAGGACGAGTTCAAGAAGAACAAGATCGTGGACGATATGGAAGTCGAAAAGTTCATGAAAGACGACTAATGACTTGTTGCGGGGTAAATCCTATGGGATGCTGTAGAGGCTGTGGGAGTAGAAACAACGCTGCCCCACCTAGAAAAACCAATGCCCTTGTGCCACTGATTACGTTGCAACAACTACAACAGAGGCAGCAGGCGGCACTGAAAGCAAAAGCCTTGAAGAAATGAAAAAACGCCCGGCGAAGCCGGGCGTTTTTTCATTTCTTCATCCCGTCTTTGATCGGGATGTGTTGAACGTATGGCTGGTTCTCAGGAACCTCGAAGACCTTGTGTAGCAAGACCTCCTCTGCTAGTCCCTTTTTAAGCCAGTCGAGTCCCATCCGAATGAAGAACGGAACGTGGTCGTCTCGATCCTCCCAGAACTCTAGTTTCTTGACCGGCAGGTGTTTGGCAATCACATACTTTTTGTGGACTATGGTATCGCTAATGGGCTTGCCCTTCTTCCCCTTCGGGAAATCATCCTCGGTCCCGAAATCTCCACAGAAGTATTCCAGGTGGGTCTCTTCTGGATGGATCAAGTCTTTGCCAGCCTCTAGTCTCTGTTGAAACCTGCGAAGAGCATCCTTGTTGCTTTCTGGAATCATCCTTTTTCCGTAGAGTCCCTGGCTCCGCAAGAAGGCTCTGACAAGGTGGGCTACTACCCCACGACGACCCGTTGCCAAAATAACTTTGGTACTAGAGTCTAGCTTGTCTGCTTTCATCGCAGAGATTACTTCTTCGTTGGGTACTATACTTTCGAGGACTAGCGATGCTTCGCTGCCCCACCAATCTTTACCATCCCAGCCGATCTGTTTGGCAGTAGCCTTGTCTGGCTTGGTTGGTACAGTGGCAAGGGTGCCATCGAAATCGTAAACGACTAATCTCATGAGAAAGACCTTTATTTTGTTAGCTATTTGCGTTGCCGGTTTCATTGGGCTGGGTTTATACCATGCTCACTTTGAAACACATCTACCTGAAAAAGAGTTAGATGGTTTCGACAAACTGCTAGTACAGCCAAATAATATAACATGTGGCCCAACTAGCTGTGCGATGGTTCTACAGTATTATGGTAAAGACGTGACCATAAAGGAAGTGGAGAAAGCCGCCAAAACAGAATGGTTCACCTGGAAGGGAACCCCCGTAGGCATGACCGCTCCATCTATGGTCAAGAAAGCCATGAACGATCTAGGCGTTCCGGCTCAACTCAGGTGGGGTAGCACAACGAACATAAAGCACTTCATTTCTGACGACAGGCCCGTCATTGTTTTGCTGAGGAGCAGTGAGACGACGTGGCATTTTGTTGTAGTTATCGGCTTCAACGAGAAGCAATTCACTATCGCAGACCCGGCGAGCGGGACCAAATACCAGATAGACATAGAGACACTCGACAACGCTTGGAGGTTCACGCACGACATGAATGGAAACAGATGCGAGAACGAGATGCTGTACAAGCTCCTTTTCAGCATCGACGTTTACCCTAGAACTATGATAATTCCTCGCAACCCACCTAAATAACGCATGGGGATGAGTTTCAAAGAGTGGCTGGCAAAGAAGGAGAAGGTACTGTCTGAGGCCGGATTTGACGATAGCGGCTCGGACTGGTTCTTCGGCAGCTATCTTTACCCTACCGACGCATTTGATTGGCAATACGCACAGCCGTATCCTGGCGATTACCTGTTCCTTCAGTCTAGGTGGAAAATGGATAGGGAGGCTGGTCGAAAATTCATCAATATGGACATCGACCCGATCATCAATCAGCATTTCACCACTATAAAATCAAATACCATGCCGGGGGAGAAAGAGGAGTTTTGGACTCACAGGCCAGACAGTAGACCCAATCTCATTATCGACAATAAAGCCGAACTCTTCTTGAGAGGCTATGGTCAACGTGCCGATGATATCATTCAGAAGATCATCGGACCTGACCAGTCTATTAAAACAAATGAACTCAACAGGATGTTTGGTAAGATCACGCTGAAATACACACTGGCAGCGGATGACTCGCCGTGGACATCTAACAAACCGGGACACCCGCCAGCCAAAGAACATGTTCCACCTATCAACAACCAATCAACGAATCCTCCAATTCCAGTTGCACCATTGAACTTCAAGGAGTGGATGGAACTAGAGCAAGATGTGACATTCATTCAAGAAATGTTTACCCAGGGAGCTATCGAGTTCGGTGTAGCCGTGGTCGATCCAGAGGTCGCACAAAATGTTGAGAATGCAGTTAGTAGATTCTTTGGACTCATTGGCAAAGTAGATAAATGGGTTGGGTTGAAGAAGTTTCTTGCCACGTTGCCCAAAGCAATCTATGCCAAAATTATGTTTGTGTTTGCTCTAGCCAAATTTATGAAGAACCCGCTAGATAGAGGCAATCGTGAAAATCTCCTTCATTGGATGTCCGAAGTAGGCAAGCTAAGCGTCTATAGTGGTGCGACTATACCTCTAGCCATGCTAGTAGGGGCTGCGATTGCTCCGGGCATTGGCGAAGCTATAGCTGCCGGTCTAGCGAAGGCTGTTTCCTATGGTTACTTTTACATGGGCCAGTGGGCAGAGAATATGAAGGACCACCCGGAACACGGCGAGTTCGCCAGGAAGATATTGAAACTGCTTCCGCAGACCGTGGCCCACCCACAACCTAGTATCCCAACACTCGCTGCGTCCACTCTGTCCCAAAATACTGGCGAGCAAACGCCCGAAGCTCCTCAGCGTCCGGCGAAGTCTTCGTCTTTTCTAAGTAGGCTGTGGCCTGAGAAACGTCGCCAAGCAACAAATTCTGGCGGTACAACTCCATCGTCCTCTCCAAGTGCCACATAAGGAACTTCTTGAACTGCTGATTCTCGGTCTTACAAGCCATTGCTACAGCAATGGCGTAGTTGTTGAACTCTAGCATGTAGAGAACTGTTTCCCCTCTGCTGGTGATCTTGAGGTTAAGTCTCACAGCCGATCCATTTGTATAAGCTACCCACTCATCGAACACATAGAGAGGGGTATCATTCCATTGACCGGCTTGTTGTACCATGTAGAGGTTATAGACCCCGCTACGTAGCGTTCTCGGCACCAGGGCGGCGGCTGCCCTAATAGTGGTGTTTGGCTCGTTAATGATTGCAGCCCGATTCTCTAGAACGTAAAATCCATTGATTCTGGCCTGTTGAGTGATTAGCCATTGCTTGCCATCCCAGCCGTAACCTCCCCGCTGGAATTTCATGCGAAGATGACTATTGATACCGTGGGTGGTTTCATGACCCCAAGTAATTAAATCGTTGTCCTTATAGATATGACCAGCGGGCATGTGTGATTCGATGTCCGCCAACACCCTGCCTAACCTAGCGTCAGTTACATTCCTGAGCGGGGGGGTAGTTCGTCCATTCTGGCTCTATCTTCTGTGGCGGTAGGACTTTAGGTGGCTTGGGCGGGTCTGCTGGCGGCTGGATATGAGGATGTACAAACGGATTGGGCCTCTCTACCAGCGGCGGGGCTAACCGTGATTTCAGGTGTAGTTTGTAGAGCAGGGCGAAAGTTAATAGAAACGGCAAGCTACAGCAAACTAGCCTTAGAATTGTATCACTTTTCATACCAACCTCCTGTCAGATATAGTATGGATGTCTTGGGAGGTTTGACATGACCAACTTTCGTAGACTGATCTATTTCTTGAAAAGAGAATGTCCTTGTGCGTACCCGGTGACGGTTAGGAGGGTTCGGATGGCGGACGGTGATGACGGTGATTGCAGCAAGCACAAGAATAAGTTCTATATCCGCATAAATAGAAAAATAGTCGATGAGCATCGAGCCATCGACGCCCTCCTACACGAATGGGCACATGCTCGTGCCTGGAACCATCTCCATGATTCAATGGATGCAAACGAATTTAGCGAAAAGGTGCATGACGCTGCTTGGGGTGTAGCTTATTCTGAAGTGTACTGCATCTTTGAGCAAAAGTTTTGCATTGAATAACTCTATTCCTTCAAGGGAAGAATCAAGAAAGGTGAACATGCAATACTTCGTAAGCATAGAGAACACTCCATACCACCATTGGCAGGTTGAGTTGTTGATCGAAAGTTTCAAGATGCAAAAACTAGAAGATCAGTTGGTCATTGGGGTTGCCAAGAATGACGATTCTAGGGGAATCTGGTCCAAGAATATCACGGCCCACAAGAACAAGTTTCTACATGAGAATGTAGGTCGTGACAGAAAATACCTGCCGCTCAACAAGACCTTCGCCGTCATCATTGCACTAGAGAATGGTTTGCTAAAGCAGCCTTTCGCAATGATTCACCCGGATATGATTTTGCAGAATCCGCTGGACTTCAAAGAAGATACTACACATAACCTCATCTTCGACTACTCGGAAGACGAGAATCTCAAGGACAAACTAGAATCGGAAATTCTGCGAATCAAGAGTGACATAGGACTATCAAAAGATTCCGTGCCCTGGATTCCTTTGGGCGATGTTATAGCTTTCTTGAAGGACATACCTACGGCTTTCTTCTATCGAGTTGGCGTCCGCATGGAAAAGCTGCTAGATGAATATGGCCCTGAGAAGTGGGCGGAGCGTGGGGCCTGGATATTGACAATGTATGATTATCTTGCGAGGATTAGCGGTATGGCTAAGAAGATGGAGACCTCACTATTACACGACACCCCCGAAATCAACTTCATCCACTACAAATTCGGACTACCGCCAGTTTTTCATAAGAAATATTTCGCCTATGACTACCAGGGTACAATTTTCACCATCGGTAATGACGACCCAATGGAGGCACTGCTAGAACAAAATCCGACTTCAAACACGGACTTTGTACAAAAAGTCGTGCGTTCCTATAAGAAGCACGATTGATTTTGTTACTAGTAAGAATCTATAGTAACAAAAGGAGGGAATCATGCAGTACGTTGCCGCTCTCTACACAGCAGCGGGTAGAGTGGTAACAGGGATTCATCACGGTGAAGCGTTTGGCAAACTGTCTGACACCGAACGCAACGAGTTGATCTCTGGATTCCTCGACCCTATCACTGGTAAGTTCATGTCAGACGAAATCGAGTTCTATGCCAAGAAGCTGATCTGCTTCAGGCACTCCGAGATTGACAACGAAGAAGACCCAGGAATCAACGACGAAGGCCGCATACATTCAGAACGTGCGGCCTTTTTCATTAAACAACAGATTCGAGAAATAAATACCTTCCAAGGTGTTTGTAGTCCAGCTAGACGGTGTGTAGAAACTGCCGAAGTGTTTTCAAAGTTCCTTAACATAGATTTCGAGGTAAACTACGACTTGATGGATGTCGTGCCCGATGAGTCGGAACACGATTTCCTCAATCGGGTGAAATCTGTCTTGAGGAATCTGTTTAGTAGGAGTATAATCGTGTCACACTGCAATCTAATCGCAAATCTAGTACGTGCGTGCTACGGTTGCGACGTAGAGAAACATCCAGAATGGAAGCACTACCTTCCAAAGACCAGTGTGACTTATCTAGATGGACCTAAATTGATATGGATGGGGAGGCACGACTTCGTGTGCGATAAAGGCTATGATAATGAAACATCACCTAAAGGTAGACCCCAAAATACGGTCGAAGCATGAAGAGCTTATAGCTGAGCCAGTTGTCGTTCGTGTAAAGGAGTTTAACGAGAAGGCGGCAGAAGAGTTTTCCGTTGCTATGGCAAAAGCCCACAACACAGGACAGCCAATTATTCCTGTAGTCATCGATTCCTATGGCGGGCAAGTCTACAGTTTGCTTGCCATGATTGCAGATATAGAAAACGCCAAATTACCTGTAGCAACTATAGCAGTTGGCAAAGCTATGAGTTGCGGATCAGTCCTCTTCTCCTGTGGCACCGAAGGACATCGTTACATCGATGCCAACGCCACAGTGATGATCCATGAAGTAAGCTCGATGGAATTTGGCAAAATCGAGGAAATGAAGGCTAGGACCAAGGAAGCAGATCGTCTCAACACGTATATCTTTCACAAGATGGCGAAGAACTGCGGCCATCAAGACTCAGACTACTTCTTAAAGATAGTTGATAGCAAGAAACACGCTGACTGGTTCTTGCCAGCCGCCGAAGTCAAGAAGCATAAACTAGCAAATCACATTAAGGTTCCATTCTTCACGACCAAAATTACAGTAGACATGACTTTTGGTTTCGGTTAAGGTAGACCCTCTTGAATAGAGAGGAAGCTGATGGATACCCTTGATAGTGTCTCTGTAGAATTGACCGGCGAACAAAAACAGGTTCTCCACTCGCTTCTGAAGTTCAACAAGCGAGTGCAGACACTCGGCGGTTATGCAGGCACCGGTAAGACGACTGTTATCAGTCATCTATCAAGGTTGCTGCCCAATTTCGCCGTCTGTGCTTTTACCGGTAAAGCGGCCAATATCCTTCGCAAGAAGGGCCTCCCCTCCGCTCAAACTATACATAGCCTAATCTACAAGGCCGTCGATTACGGCGGCAGGACCGTTTGGGTACTCAAGCATCCCAGCGATCTACTCTGCGAAGGCTTCATCGTGGATGAAGCTTCAATGGTCTCAAAGGAAATCCACCAAGACCTACTCTCTTTCTGTAGACCGATCATTTTCGTCGGCGATCACGGCCAACTAGAGCCGGTGGGTCAGGACGTATTCCTGATGCAAAATCCTGACTATAAGTTAGAGCAGATTCACCGAAACGCTGGCGAGATCGCTCACTTTGCCGAGTGGTTGCGAATGGGGAAACCCACCCTCGATTTCAAGAAGCAACCGGAGTACGAGGGCAAGATAAAATTCCTAACGAACCGCCAAGCAATACCCCATATGGCGTCGGTGGACCAAATCATCTGTGCATTCAACAAAACCAGGGTTGGGTTGAACTTCCAGGTTCGAGAGGTCAAGGGATTCAAAGGCGACGAGCCGCAAGTCGGTGATAAGGTCATGTGTCTGCGGAACAACCGCATGAAGGGCCTCTTCAACGGGATGCAGGGCACGGTTGAATGGGTTGCCAATTCTAGATTCGGGTCTCCTAAAATGGAGTTCCTGTCGGATGGTAACGCCTATCAGGTGTTCTACGATCCCTCGCAGTTCAACAAAGAGAAGTACGACTTCTCACCGAACCATGATGACCCGGACCCGTTTGACTTCGCTGATGCCATTACCTGCCACAAATCACAGGGAGATGAGTGGAACAGGATCATGGTATTTGAGCAATTTTGCTCGAAATGGGACCACAAACGCTGGACCTATACGGCAGCATCTAGAGCAAGAGAGGAAATACTATGGGTGATTTAACCAGGGAACTAGCCAACAGCATTTGTGCCCTCAACAAACTACTTTTCGGCAAGAAAGAGAAAAAGGTCGATCCGCCTCAACAGATTCCTATTACGCTGCCTCCGGAAGGAATGCCGCAGATCATCCTTGATAAAATACCGGAGCCTGTGCCTGAAGTTTTTAGTCTTCCAGTGCCCCCAGACATTCCCTGTAAGATCAAGATACCGGAAAACATAGTCCTTCCACCATTGCCGCCTCTAAACCTCTGCCAGCCCACGCTGGAACTGAAAGCGTGCAAGGAGGCAGAAATCAGAGAACTTGCCTATCAAAAATGGGAACAAGCCGGTAGACCAGAAGGCGACGGCAAGAACTTCTGGCTAGAAGCCGAAAAAGAAGTTGATGTCAGAAGCCGAAACTATTGGAAACAGTTTGCCTACCCGGTCTACCCAAAGGTGCCTAACTAACGTAGTTTCCTAAAGGGGTAACGGACTATGGAACGGCTAATAGAATACCTTGACAAGAAGCCGAAAGAGGTTAGGATACCCAAGGAAATCCGCAAATGCCCAAGGTGTGACGAGCCTCTGGAGAGCACGCACTGTAGCAAGTGCGACCGGGAGCAAAAAGAACAATTATGGGACTGGTCACAGCCGATGTAATATGTACGATTTCAACCTCTCTTACACAACATGCTTCGATCTGGCTACTGCCTCGCAGTACGAACGTAATGCGACACAAGACGATTTTGTGAACAACCTAGTGGGGTTGCTCTGCGAATCGTTTGATGTTCCACTCAGTACCGCAGAGGCCATCGCCTTCAGTCTGCTATTCCGCATGGGCGATAGCAGCTTGCACTATCACACGCCCGTTCATATCCTGGGCATTCATCAATTCTATCAGAATGCCGACAACCCACCGCCCCTGAGCAACACGCAGCATCTAGCTCTGTGGTTTCACGACGCCATCTACTTGCCCAATGCACCGTTCGGCTTTAACGAAACGCAGAGTGCGGATTTCGCTGCCGCATTGCTGACACCCTGGTTGAAAAGTGAGTCCGCTCTAGAAGTACGTCGGTTTATCATGGCGACGGCGTTTCACGACTCAGCCATGCCCTACCCCAGCACAGATGAGCAAATTCTAGATTTGGACATCTGGAGTTTCTCAGCCGACTACGACACGTTCCTGTGCATGGGCGAGTTAGTTCGCCAGGAATTTGCCCACATTTCCGATAAAGACTTCAAGAAGGGCCGTGCGGTCTTCATAAAGAAAATGGCTGACAAGCCAACCATCTACCGCACACCGTATTTCCGTGAGAACTTCGAGGCTAAGGCTCGTGACAACATACGATGCTTTTTGGAGAACATGCAATGATTTAGGAAGAATAAAACGTAGACTCCTTTGATTCACACCATTTAAGAGACACGCCATGAACGCAACCGCATTATTGCTGACCGCCGCACTCATAGGGCAAACACCCTCGCCTGAGATGCAGGAGATTCGCAAAGACGTTGAAGCATTCCGCAGGCTAGAACAGCGTGGCTATATCCCACCCGAAACTATAGCTCCCCTCGAAAAAAGAGCACAAGAGATCATCGGCAAAAAAGTCACGGTCGATGAGTTCATGCAACTGAGCGAAACCCCACCCAGCATGTGGGATAAGCTCGTCGGCTTTGTCACTTTCGCCAACATCCTTTGGGTCACGGCTGGCATCTTTATGACAATCGCCATCTGCTGGCTTTTCGGCATCTACATACTCGAACTTGTCTTGGCAATTCCGCCCCCGATCCTCGAATTTCTTATGTACGCTGGTGTGGCAGCCGGAATAATTTTGCCGAAGTTCTTCATGGGTGAAGACTGGCAAATGCTTGTCGCATTCCCAGCGTGTCTGGCACTTTACGGCGTTCTCGCTTACTCCATCACTCGCCGTGAACTAGAACTGACCAGCAGCGTCTCCTTTTTGACTATCGCCGTGGCCTGGGCAGCCGCCGCCATTTTCTATGGCAGTCAAGTACTCGGCTTCATCAGCGTTCTCGCTTTGATGGTCTATCTGGGGTTTTCAGCTTTCATGATCCCAGGTTGTATAGGCATCGGCTTCGAGAAGGATGCTTATATCCCACGAACCATGTTTGCCGCTCTCACAATGCTGGTAGTTTACCTTGTGATGGAGATCGGTAACTTCGCTTTTCCGCACTACCAGACGTTCAAGGCGAGCTTCGTATTTATCGGTTGTTTCATCTACTTCTTGGGTCTGCTGATCGTTGCCAACAAATGGTACTGTTACCAAAACGATTCCGCTTACATTGCTACAACGCTATTAGCCATACTTTCCGGCATTGCTGCCATCTATCTCGGCTCAGTTTTCCAGTTGCCAACGCTGCTGGGTGTAGCCGGGACGTTCTTCTACATCTGGCTGCTGGAAAGGTATTACGAAATTCCCTGGAAGAGTGCTGGCTGGGCTTGGTCCATGCTGGGCCTTGCTGGAATTCTCTACGGGTTCTACATATTTGCTAAGACCTACCCGCAACTTTTCCTATGGAGATAAACCATGCTAGGCAACGTCAAAGCCATTGGCGACAAAACTCCTGTTCAATGCTCACAAGCATATGAAGCGACTGTAGCGGACATTTTGCTAGAAGGCGGTCACAGGGTGCTAACATTCGTGAAGCGTGGCGGCACTGTGTCTCAGTTCGCTACGCATGAACGGGTAGAAGCACACAAGTGTTTCTTCGCTTTGGCGTGGGTCAACGCTATTCGGGAGCATCCTGACCTATTTCTACAGGCCGTCATGGAGAACTGGAGCTACGATCAAATAGCACGAGCTATCGCACACTGAAATAGCACGCCGCCGTAGGCGGCGTGCTTGTCCTAGCAACATCAATGAAGGGTCAGATGATGATCAAATAGCACGAGCTATCGCACACTGAAATAGCACGCCGCCTACGGCGGCGTGCTTGTCCTAGCAACACCAATGAAGGGTCAGATGACGATCTGGGAAGAACGGGAGCAACTTTACCATTCTTCGGAGCCAAAAGCCCTTTAGGGGAGGGGATGAAGGCGATGGACTAAAGATCGCCTCGAAAAACTCAGTCCTTTTGAAGCAGAGTAACACTTGGTCAAATAGGACAAAACACCATCCGCAAAACCCACGGACTCAGATACGATCCGGCTGAACTATCAGTCGGCTGACGCTACCCTTTAGGGTAGTGGTAGTTCACGAACGCTGGCGGCAGGACGATTCTCGGAACTATTCCAACTATCAACCGCCGTTACCACCCCGGCAGGTACAATACAAGCCGGATTTGCCGACGAGGGCAATGGCCGTGGGACTGGTTGGCGGGTTGGTTGCTTTGGCGGTGGTTTGTGTGATAGGAGTCGCCTTCTACAAACTAGTATTGGACTAAGGAAGGACGCCCCGCCGCTTTGCGGCGGGGCGTCTGCATTTCACTTTGCATCATTATACTTGGCCTGTTCGGGCCAGCATTTCACTTTTTCGTGTGGATTAGTGACCGACCACACGAACCCTCCTACGTTTATCACATCCGGTTCTATGGTGCCGAAGACGTACTTGAGTGCCCTGCGGACATTCTTGTTATCAAAATCGTGGCCGCAGATGGTTCCGGTCTTTTTGAGTTTCGGCAGCCAAGCCCAGATATCCCAGGCACACTCCGACTTATGATGATCGGCGTCGATATAGACTAGATCGAAGAAGTCGTCGGGGAAATCGAGGGCGGCATCCACGGAGGGCTTGTTAATAAAAGGGATGCCCCAGGCTTCGCAATTTTCTACTAATTTGGGCCAAGCGATGAAATCGACGCAATAGAGTTTGGCGTTATTAGCTTTACAGATATCTTTGATATGGTAGAGGGAGAGGCCCTCGTAGGAACCGATTTCGATGATATTGCCGTTAGAGACTAGGGAAGCTAGGCGTTGGTATTCGGCGGCATCGAGGGTATGGCACCAACCGTTAGCGATACCGGGAATGGAGCCTCGGCAGGATTTGACATCTGGGGTGTAGCGGCTGGCGGGGCGTAGTTCGTGGCGTTGTTTGACTTTATCGTTCATTTCTTTTTCCTGATGTAGATGATTTCTATGCTTGGCTCCTTATTAAAATAAGCAGCCCAAACTCTGTGATAGCCATCGCCGTGAAAGAATGGTTCTTCGATACTTTTGAAGTTAGGGGCGAGGAAGGAGACGTAGGGCCAGCGGGGGAGTTTCATGATTTTCTTGATACGCTGCCAATCTTTTTTATCTAGGACATCTTCGGTCCAATCCCATTTGGCGAAGCGGTCGATGAGTTGTTGGGTTGGTATAGTTTGGACGTTGAACTCGAAGGTGGCTTGGGGTTGTTGGGCGTAGTCGGTGACATGTTGCCGCCAGCGGTCGGTATCGTAGAGCCAGTGGAGGGGGAGGAGTCCTTTGGTGCTTTGGAGGACGGCAGCTTGTTGTGTTGGGTTAAGTTCCTCGAAGGGGAGCCATTTGGATCGAGCTTCGAGCCACAGTTTGAAGTTCATGAGATATGTAGTTGGGTTATCTACAAATTGGCGATCCGCAGCAGAGTGGGCCGCTACTTGGGGCGATGGCTTCCATGATTAGGTATGTAGTGACGAGGAGCAGGAAGACGATGGCGAGGCCGATGTCGATGGAGTGGTCTTGTTTCATAGGGTAATATAGAAACGCCCGCCGCTTTGCGGCGGGCGTTTTTGTTATTCTGCCTTCACTTCGATCAGTTTCGTTTCTTCTTTGGCTGGTTCTTGTACCTTCCATTGGAGTTTCAAGATACCGTCTTTGAGACTTGCTTGCGGATCGCCTTCTACCCAATCAGGCAGAGCGAGTTGTCTAGAGAACTGGCCTTTACGGAGTTCTTGTACATACATTTTGGCGTCTTTGGACGAGTGGTATTCTTCGGACATTTGGCCGCTGATTCGTAGAATGCGGTCGGGAAGAACTTCGACCTTGAGATTATCTCTGCTGAGTCCCGGCACAGCAATTTTAACGGTTAGATAGTCGTCCTCTACCAGCACATCCATGCGTGGATAGCCAGAACTGGCTTTAACGCCGTCGAGAAGGCTGGACCCTTTGAAGAATTCGTTGAAGAAGTTGTTGAAATGTTGCTCCAGCGGCCAGAAGATATCTTCTCGGAGCGTAGACAATTTGTCGTTACGACGAATTAGACTGGTCATGTTATTCTCCTTTCTGTAACTGTTGTGATATACATCCAGTCGTTGGCTAGCCCCACCGGGGTCTAGCCCTTCTATAGAAACTATACGATATATTATAGTTGCGGTTCAAGAAAAGTTTCAAAAATTCTAAGTCTGCGGGTTAGGCTGGGAGACTTTCCGCATGATTTCATCAAATGCATCGAGGGCATTGGCTAGGTCGTTTTTGGACTCGGCAGGGACTTTGAGTTGGTAGAGTTCGTTGCCGGTAGCTTTGTAGACTACTTTGAGGGTATAGCGGCCTTTGCCGCCGTAGCCTTCGTTATCGGAGCCAATGTAATTTATTAGGTCTCGATGGCGAATTCTGGATTCGTTAATTTGGACGAATTCACCGTGTTGCTGTACGGTAATAGCCATAATCTCTCCCTCTGTTGGATAAATAGGGTTGCTTTATATACGCTAGGAGGGCAAGAGATGAAAGCGAATCAGAAGCCAAATCGTAGATTGTGGAAAATGCTAATTGCCATTTGCGGGCTATTGACGGCTGCGTTTGTGTGTGCGGTCATGTACTATCAATTCTTGGCTGAGAAGCCTATGGCCCCACTGCTGTATCCGACGCATTACGAAATCAGCAATTCTCTAGGAACGTCGCATGTGAAGGCGGTGCATCGTGTGCGTTTTGACAAAACGAAAAACAAGTTTGTCTACTATTACCGGGTGGAGAACCTGGGTGAAGAGGAAATCATGTTTCGTTGGAATGTGTTGGAGCAGGCGATGGGGGAGAGTTTGCCGAACATGTTTCGTGTGAAGGCGAAGAGCGTATACGAACACGAATTTTTGTCAGACTCGGCCCCGACTATTAGAAACGGTGGGGTTTTAGTATATCGACGTATCGGTGAAGATCAGTGGCGTTTGGTTCCAGAGATATATGATGCACCTGGGCCTGTGCCATTTGGAAAAGATTGATTTCTGATTTCTGGTTTCGGTGGAAAAGCTATTGACGCCGATTTTCAATCAGGTAGACTTGGCTCTCGTAATCGAGCGAAGGACTCATTTGACTTGAACGGAGTAGAACAATGGCGAAGCTGTGCCAGATAGTAGCCGTGACGACGGGGAAGAAGTCTCGCTTGAAGAAGGAGCGGGACTTGATCTACAAGCAAATCCAGAAGGCCTCGCTGTTCGACGGCCTGACCCGCACGTATCGTCCTTTGAACGAGGACGGCGAGACGTTTCCGCCAGAGAAGAAAAACATTCAATATAGCCTCAAGGAGGCCATCGACGCCTTCTCGGAAGTGATGACCGATCTACTTGACTGCACGGCTACGCAGGATTATGCCAACTGCGAAGCCAAGGCGGACATCAAGGTAGATGGCAAGGTCATCAAGGAACAGGTGCCGGTGACGCATTTGATGTTCCTTGAGAAGCAGTTGGTGGACATCCAGACCTTCCTTTCGCATCTACCAACGCTGGACCTCGCCGAGACCTGGAAGTGGGATGAAGCGGCGGCGTGTTTCAAGTCGGAGCCTTCGACCTCCAACAAGACCAAGAAGGTGATGAAGAACCACGTCAAGGCCGAGGCGACCGACAAGCATCCAGCCCAGGTCGAGGTCTTCACGGAAGACGTGAAGATCGGCGAATGGACCACGATCAAGTTCAGCGGGGCGATTCCCGTACAAAAGAAAAACCTGATGTTGGCTCGTGTTCGTCAACTGATCGAGGCGGTGAAGTCCGCTCGTGAGGAGGCGAACCAACTGAATGTCACGCCGGTCAAGATCGGTCGTGAAATCTGGGACTTCATCACAAGAACAGCCGTCTAGGTCGAGTGGGCCTGGACGTATCTGTGAGTCGAAGAATCTGAGGGAGGACGGGCCTTTGGATTCTTAGACTCTGGGGCTGGCGGCGGCAGCCGCCAGCCCTAACAAAACAACAATTCGCCGATCTTGGCAAATTACTATAGACAGTTCGGCGAAGGACGATATTTTAGGGAAGCACACTGACAAGTGTGTATTGAGTGACAGGCTTAGGCTTAGTTTCATTTTGGTGTGGTGAATATGCAGGTTCGATTCCTGCCCCCACGACTGCTTTGGAGAGCAGGGTTTGTAGAGCTAGGAAGGCCACCGTTTCCAAGGAAGGTATTGCTCAACGGCGAGCGTTGGATGGCTCGGCCAGGACAGGCACAAACCCAAATGAGCGAGGATGCTCATACCAAGGATGGTGAAGTCTACGGATGGCAACCACGGAAGGCCGCAGAGACTAGGATAGTCTCGAAAGGTTGAGCGTCTAATGATATAGACTGGCACTCTGAACGGTGCTGTGGAACACGGATTGTTCCCTCAACCCTTATCGTGGGGTGGCTGATTGGAAGGCAACGGGGCGTCATAAGCCTCGTTACATCTCACTGGAAACGCAGTGTCAAGCTATCACTCTAGGTTAAACTCAGGGCAGGGCTGCGAAATCGAGGTTCGCACTTAAAAACAAAGCTCGCCGGGATGTCGATTCAATTTCGATCTCCCTCACTTTCGCCCAACTACTACTACTGAGGGGGTGGTGTAATGGTAACACACTGGCGATGTCAGACTCACAGTGCGGATTAAACGGAGAATGCTTGCAGCCTCGCATAACGCCTGCCCAATACCGCCCCGGCCTCTAGGTTAGAGAGGTCGGGGCCTTTTTCATTTCTGGAGTACAATTATGTGCATGTCTTGATATAATCTATGCGAGATCACTTCTCTCGGAGGAGATGCAATGGACCGCAAAAACCCCATCCTGCTACAGGCGAGCCGGAATACACAGACGAAGAATTGGTATTCATGAACGCCATGCAACAATACAAGGAGAACAACCGCCGATCCTTCCCCACCTGGAGTGAAATCTTTGAAGTTCTGGTGAGTCTCGGCTATAGAAAAGTCACCCAGCCCGAACCCCTTCCCAAGCCACGCACTATCAAACGGCCCGATCCTGGGCACGGTGTTGAACTACGGCCCATCTCATCAGGAAAAGGGTACTCACGGAAGGAGATGCTGATGAAAATACTGATTGATATGGCGGCGAATACCCTGGTCAACGACATCATCACGATTGCCATTCACAACGAAGAAGCCGAACGAGGCATACACTTGATCGGTAGAATTCTCTCTATCAATGACCAACCCCATCCTGATATAATTAAGTTCACGGTGAAGCTCTTCGCTCACTGCGATCATGTATGCTCCGAACGGTACACTATCGGAATGAGGCCAGAACGCAAAATCGCAATTATTCGGGATTGAGTTATGGGACACTTTCACTATCTTAAAGCTGGACAGTGGGGGATGTTCACGGACGAAGGAAACCAAAATCACGGAAAATTGATTCCTCGCCAGTCCATCCCGTCCGCTTTCAACTTCCTCCAATGGTACAAATGGTTTGCACGTCGCACGCCAGAAGCGGCGGACCCAGCCGTTCGAGAGGTTGTTCATTTTCGTATGCAGGTCATGTGCGAGGAACATGGCCTGTCGATGGATGAACTGTGGAACTCTACCATCAGGGAGACATGCCGTGGGAAAGACGAAGACGAAAACTGCCAGGGAAAATGAAGTAGTTGAGATTACTGGCACCGAGATCAAGTAGACGAACCGACTATATATCACACTGCGAGAGATCGGTCACTGCGATGCCGATGGCTGAACTATCCTTGGCATCGGAGGGTTCGGCGGGAAGAAGATGGCTGTGCCTAACCGCCCAGCATCCACGCTCATCTGGCCTGTGATAGAACTCCTGTTCAAGTACGCACGCTGAAGCGATCAGGAGGCGGCAGTAAAGTCAATGAATAAGGTAATCATTGTCAGCTTGAGGTTGAAGAATGAACCAAGAACAAGAGATGGGGCTAAAAAACGCCCTCCTCAAAAAACTGCTAAAGGCAGGAGGAAAACCATATAGCGAAAGTGGGGAGGTAGAAGACGGTTGGGCCGACTTCACAATCACTCGCACACAGGATAAACGCTATCAGCTAGATTGGGAGAGAACTGATAGCGTGGGTGAAACTGCCGATGTCTTCAGCGACCAGTTTGACAGTTTCATCGATATGTGGGACGTATTTAGGGAATTGATGGGATTGGAGTTCAGAGATGTTTGAGCTTATAAAGCGAAGCCATCTGGATGGCTATAGTAGGCTGCCTAGCTCTACTCATCTTCTGGCCCGATCCTAGGAAACAATGAGCAAGAAAAAAGAATTCGGCGTCAACAGTCTCGAACAAAAAAGCTACTCATCGTCAGTGCTACCTATTCTGATCATCTCGATGACTACGGACACGTCTCTGCAACCCGCTGGGGAAACGGCAAAGGTTTCAATATAGAAGTCAACAGTGGCGGTGGACACGGCGGCTGCGATTTCCACTTCGCTATGACCGACATGCAGTGGCGGGCACTTCGCAAGATCATGCGAGCTATCCTGGGCCGTGAACGTCGTAAAGGACAACGGCGTATTCGTAGGCATAACAGGAACTAGTACGCCTCGCTTGCATTTGCTAGATTCGCTTTATTAAAATCTAGCCATGAAGTGTCATTCTTGCAAAGAAACCAACCTCGAAGCCTTCTCGGTAAACCCTCGAACTGGCAAAATCTATGGCACATGTGATGCCTGCCGTGCTAAAAAACGCAGCTATGAAAGAAACGTAGAAGGATATACTCGCAGAATATGGAATGGAATG